TCCCTTGTACTATATTTCACAAGAGGGGTATAGACTCCCCTTGTACTATATTTCACAAGCGAGGTCGTAGACTTCTTTTGTGAAAAAAAGAATTAGCTTGCAATACCTATGCCAGCTTACTCGAAAAAGTCGATTACTCGAAAATATTTTTTATCGAAATATACGCATAACCTAATCCATTCAGTATCGTTTACAGTTTCCGGGAAAATGTAGTCAAAAGCCAGAGCGGTCAAAATTTCAAACTTCATCTTAGAACCTCGTTTTATTTTACCAGTTTCAGGAACAGATTTTTAACCAGAACAGAAGCGGTAACCGGATTAAAAAGGTTTTCAAACACATGATTATTAGCAACCCAGCAAGAAACGGGGGCGGAATTTTCATCTCCGCGCTCATAGGTAGTAACCCAGAGATTAACGGTTCCATTTTCGTAATTAACTTTGTGGGCTTCGTGGTAGGTATACATGATGAACTCCTTTTCTCTTTGTTTATCTACTATATAGTATAATCGAAAAACCCTGAAATGTCAAGTAAATTTTAGAAAAAAATGCACTTTTTTGATTAAAAAAACATTATAATTTTCTAATAATCAAATTAAATATTTCACAAGCGAGGTCGTAGACTCCCTTTGTACTATTTTTCACAAGCGAGGTCGTAGACTCCCTTTGTACTATTTTTCACAAGCGAGGTCGTAGACCCGGCTTGTACCATTTTGCACAAGCCGGATTTTTAGGTTAATTATTGGGCATAAATTGTATCAATTACCGCTTCCAAACCAGCCGAAATTTTAGCAATTTCCTGCTCACTTTTCCCCTCTTTTTTTGCCTTGTTTTTGTAGCTGGGGATAAGCGTATTAATAACAGTTTCCCGGCGCATACCCATAACAAAAGCAATGGTTACAGCGTCAACAATTTCCTTCAAAAGTTTATCCGCATTAGTCATTTTTTAACCTCCGAAAACCTTGCAAAAAATTTCAATATTTTGAGCCATAAAAAGTTGTTGACCGATAGCAAAAACCGAAAAAATCAAAACCGAAATATAAGCGAGAACACAGAAAAGTTTAGCCATTTTATACACTCCAGAACATATGATAAACATGGGCATTAGCAAACCAAAAATCAACACATTCGCCGCTTTCATATTCCCAGACCTGACCATCATAATCAAGGCGAAGCCCGGTAACATTGCAATCGGTGTCAGTAGAACTAAACATTTTTTTCCTCCCACTTCGGCGCATAGTTGTCAAACATTTCATATTCCACAATAGGATTAATGATAAAGGGCTTGCTGTCTTCATAGACCTTAGAAGAGAGCTTGCAAGTGTAAATCATGAGAGCTTTCAGAATTTCGTATTTCATTTTGTTTACTCCTTTTGTGGTTGACTTGATAAACTACTTATATCAGTTGGCGGCGATTATGTCAAGCGTTTTTTTGAGATTAATCAAAAAAATTCATAATTTCAAAATATTTTCTGTCGAAGTAAGTACAAAGGCGCACGAACTCTTTATCCTGCAAACTATCCGGCATATCATAATAACAAGCTAATTCGACCAAAATTTCAAACTTCATTTTTTTAACTCCTATTGTGGTTGACTTGATGAACTACTTATATCATCTGTGTCTGATTATGTCAAGCACTTTTTTACAAATTTTACAAAAAGATTTTTAGTGAGAACATCAGCATTAACCGGATTGAAAAGGTTCAGAAACACATGATTATTGACAGGGAAACAAGAAACAGGGGCTGTACTTTCGTCCCCTCTCTCATAGGTAGTAACCCAGAGGCCGGCAGTTCCATTTTCGTAATTAACTTTGTAGCTGTCTTTATGTGTGTACATTGTGAACTCCTTTTCTCTTTGTTTATCTACTATATAGTATAATCGAAAAACCTTGAAATGTCAAGTAAATTTTAGAAAAAAATTCATTTTTTTGATTAAAAAAACATTATAATTTTCTAATAATCAAATTAAATATTTCACAAGCGCGGTCTATATTTCGCCATCTATACTGAATTGGTTTGTTCTATAATTGGCCATCTATGTTCTATTGTCGATTGTATACAATATCGCTACCCTGTCTATTGTCGATTGTATACAATATCGCTACTCTGTATATTGTCGAATGTATACAATCGCGCTACTTTGCATATTGTCGATTGTATACAATATCGCTACCCTGTCTATTGTCGATTGTATACAATATCGCTACCTTGTCGATTGTATACAATCGCGCTAATCTATACCAGTTTAGTTCTATTTAGACTTGCATATTGTATACAGTATACAATACAATCCCTACCCTTTTAGTATAGATTAGAATTGTATACAGTCGATTGTATACAGTTGCGCTACCTTGCATATTGTATACAGTCTAATGTATACAATCCCGCTAAAAAGACTTTTTTCTCTGTTCTAATTCAAATAGCTTGTACCATTTTTCACAAGGGCGACACCCGGCCTATCTCTTTGTTTTTAATTCATGTGCTGATTGAATGTAAATAAATGCCTAGTAATATCAACCACTTACGGGGGGCCTACTCTGGACTAGTGGTATATGGGATAAATGTATTCACAACAATCAGAAATCGGGGGAAAATTTCAAAGTTACATGGTTCGGGTTACCTTACGAACATCCTCTTGCGTAGCAGAGGTTAATCTTTCACAACAATCAGAAATCGGGGGAAAATTTCAAAGTTACCTGGTTCGATTAACCTCTTGCGAAGCAGAGGTTAATCTTGCGGTGTTAGATTTTTTCAGTTCACATAGTTCCAAAAATATTTAATTCTTGACAACTACTATGTGAATTTGTTATAATTAGACTATGAAAGATGGGGAAAACTTGTCAAATCAAAATCATATAAAAAGGATGTTAAAATGTTGCCAGAGACACAAACTAATTCTATCGCTCTTCCTGTGCAGTTAATTCCGTTAGTGGGCGATTATTTATCAGGTGCGTCTATGGATAATTTAGCGACAAAGTATAATTTATCTATTAGCGAAGTGTCTGATTTTTTGAATAGGAAAGAAGTTCGCCAATACATTAAAACAGAGTTAGCGAATTACAAGTACACAAGTCGCAAACGTCGCATTGATCTTCTTTCACGCATTGTGGACGAACAGATTGAGTTTGCAGAAGAGAATGAAATGCCACTGTCGAAAAAGGATATTGTTGAAATTCTTAAGCTGCTACGGGAAGAAAATAAAGACATTGAAAACTTAGGCGTTGTCGAAGATCAAGGCGACAATGCGAAAAACCAGTACATAAATATTATAAATCAACTAAAGGCCTAAATTTTATGAGTTATTTTACGCTCTCTCCGGTTAAATTACTAGAGAAAAAGGGCATCTACTTAAATCCAAAACAAAAGGAAATAGTAAAAAGTGTTAATGACAATAGAGTTACGGTGGTTGTTGCTACTCGTCGTGGTGGTAAGTCTGAAATTGCCGCAGCTTGTAATATTTGTAAGTTGTTAGAGCCAGGTACTTATCAAGGTATTACAGCTCCTACAATGAACCATACAGATATTATTTTTTCTAATATTGTTGACACTTTTGAGCACCCGTTAGGAATTAAGCCATCTAAACTTAATAACAAAGATAAAGATATTAGGTTTCAATGGCAATCTAGGGGAAAAGCTACTACACTAAAAAATAGAAAAACAATAGCAGGTAGAGCTTACAACTTATTTACGGGAGATGAGATTGGTCTTGCTGATTATATGGAAGATGAGAAATGGTTGTATCAAGAAGTTTTACCAGCTACTATTACTACTCAAGGCCATGTTTTAATTATTTCTACTCCAAGAGGTATGAATCACTTATATAACCTTTGGGAGTCAGCAGAGAAAGAAGCTGATTGGAATAGGATTAGGTATACTATTTGGGACGTTGACCATATTTCTAAAGAAGAGATTAAGAATATGGAGCGTCTGTACAAAGAAAGAGGTATGGAAAAGCTATGGGCGCAAGAGTTTTTAGCTGAATTTGTTTCTTTTGAAGGTGCTATTTTTGATTTTATTCCAGAGGTAGTTTCCGAGTCTCCTGATCCTGATATTACTCTTGTTGGTATTGACCCTGGTACTCATCATGCTACTGTTAAGATTGAATTGAATAGTAAGCATGGTGTTTTTATTACTTTTGTCGATGAAGCTGAAAAATCTACTTCAGAACATGGGAAAGTATTACAGGAACTTGATGCTGACTATTATTTCTATGACCCAGCTGCTAGACAATTTGCTCAAGATATGGTGTATGAGTTTGACATTCCTCTACACAAAGCAAAGAAAGACGTAGACGAAGGGATTAATTTTCTAAGGCGTTTACGGGATCATATTTTTGTTTTGAAAGATGTTGATGATATACTGATTAAGGAATGGTCAATGTATTCTCATAAAGATGGCCGGATTGTTAAAAAAGCTGACCATACTATTGACGCCACTAGGTATGCGCTCTATACTGCATACTGTTTTTGGCCGGAGTATTTTGAATTTTTAGAACCTATAGAGGATTTGGATGAGCCTATTTTCAAGACTTAAAGATTATTTTATTAGAGAGACTACTATTGTTAAGTTTAATGAAGTACAAGTCTCTGAGATTTTTTCTACTACGTATGATGCTATTTCGGTCCTGGCGAGATGTATGGACTTAATAATTGATACTTGTGCGACTGTAGAATTTAATGTTTATGAGGATATTGGGCAATTTGACATACCCTCAAAGCATAAACAGTTTGAGAAATTACTTAATGACCCGCAAGCTGACTTTGGCGCATATGACTTTAGGCGAGCAATTTATAGAGATTTACTATTTTCTGGTAATTCCTTTTTATATAATATTGGGAATGAAATACAAATCTTAAATGAAGTTGAATATTCTCCTTTGCCTAAATACGGTGATAAGCCTCTTGAACCGAATCGCCTTTGTCATATCCGCCTTTTAACTGATTATGATAGTGTAATGGGGAAATCGTACCTTACACGAATAGAAAAAGAACTTGATTTAATTGCTTCTATGCTTAACTTCCAGAAAAACTACTTCAAAAATAATGGTGTTCCTGGTATTATTTTAAAAAGTGAGAACCCATTGTCTTTGAAGCAGAAGGAACGTATAGCTGAAGAATTTATGAATATGTACGGGATTATGAAAGGTAATGCTTCTAAACCTTTTATAGCAGATAACAATATTGCTGTGGATCCTATACAACATTCACTTAAAGAACTGCAATTTAATGAAGGGGTTAAAGATCTTACCGAGCGTATTTGTTCTGGATTAGGAGTACCAGCCATTTTACTTAATTCTGGTAATAATGCTAATATTATTCCGAATTATAAAATGTTTGTTTTTACTACTTGTTATCCATTACTTCTTAATACTGGTTCTGAATTAACTAAACACCTACATAACTTTTACAGTAATACGAAGAAGCTACGACTTAGACCGAATCTTGAATGCCTACCTTTATTACAAGATGATATGGTGAAACGTACTAATTCTATCAAGACTTTAGTAACTACAGGGATTATAACTCCAAATGAGGCTAGATCACAACTTCATTATCCTTCTAGTGATGATGAACTAGCTGATAAATTACTATTCCCTGCTAATATAACTGGTAATAATTTTGAACCTTCACCTGGAACACCTAATGAAGAAGACGAATAATAAAGGAGGCTACATGTGAGTAATACTAAGATTTTAAGATTGGACTCATTACTAGAGTTTAAAGGCTACAAATCTGAAGGAGATGATGATTTTTATATTGAAGGTTATGCATCTACTCCAGCAGTTGATAGGGATCATGAAATTCTTCCGGTTGATGCTATTGACCTAAAGAACTTTCAAAAGAACCCTATTATTCTATACCAACATAATCGAGACGAGCCGGTTGGTAAAGCTGTAGAAATTGAGAAACGTACTGAAGGTTTATGGATGAAAGTTCTCGTTTCTAAAGCTGCTACAAAAGTAAAAACTCTTATTGAGGAAGGAATTTTAAAAGCTTTCTCTGTAGGGTTTAGAATTAAGGATTGGGATTATAACGAAGCTCTTGACGCTTTTGTTTATAAGGATGTAGAACTATTTGAAACTTCTATTGTATCTATCCCTTGTAATCAGGAAGCACTATTTAGTCAAGTAAAGAGTTTTAATGATGAACTTAAAGATGAACTTAAGAAAAAGGATACTAAAAATCCAGAACCTATCAAAAAGGAGACAAAAGAGATGGATGAACTAAAAAAACTTCAAGAAGAAATGGAACGCATTAAGGCTGAAAAAGAAGCTCTTGAGGCTGAGAAAAAACTTAAAGAGCAAGCTGAAAAAGAAGCGAAGTTAGAAGCCGAGCGTGCCGAACTAAAAGAGGGTATCAAAACTCTTACTGATTCCCTAACCTCAATTTCTGAGTCGATCAAAGAAATTGAAGGCAAAATCGAAGCTGTTAAAGCCGAATATGATGAAAAACTAGAAGAGATGGAAAAACGTGCTCCGAAGGTTGAAAGTGTTCCGCTGTCTGCTAAGGAAATTGATGAATGCATGGATAGTTACAAAGAAGTTCTTATCCATACTATGCTATTCCCGAAAGACAAAATCGAAGAATCTAAGGCTTTCCAAGCACTAGATGAACGTATGAAAGCTGTTTCGCTTGATTCTCAATTCACTACTCGTGTTCATAGAGATCTTCTTCGTGATATCAAAAACGAAGCCTCTATTTACCCACTGTTTAGAGAAATTCCAAGCAGCGTTACTACAGACACAATTCCATTTGGCCCAGAGCTAACAACTACTTGGGGATCAAGTGCTGTTGACCAAACTTTCACACCACTGAAAGTTAGCATTGATTACCACTCAATCTTTGGACGTCTGGACTACAACTACGTGGTAGATGAAGAAAGCATCATCGCGTGGCTGCCTTTCATTCGTACTAACATTGTGGAAGCTGTATCAAGTGGTATTGACGCACAGATTCTAGATGCTGCGTCTGCTCCAACTGCTACTTTCCGTGGTCTTGCTTCTTATGCTATGGGAGCTGGATATACTGTTGAAGTTGCTGATGAAGCTGACCTAGTTGTTGGCGATATTGATGCTGTTCGCGCTAAACTTTCTAAGTATGGTGTGAATCCTCGTAACCTAGTCATCGTTGTAAACAGTGATAAGTACCTACAACTAGTTGATGACGAGCTAGTTACTCCTATCGACAAGTTCGGTGCTGGCGCTACTATTAAAACTGGTGAACTAAGCAGAGTTCGTGGAATTAGCGTTATTGTTAATGATAATGCTCCAGGTTCTAGCGTTGCAGGTAATACTAACATTGCCTTCACTATGTTTAATACTAACGCTTTTGCAGTTAAAATGAAATCGTTTATGGTTGAGTTTGACAAGACTATTACTTCTCAAACTGGAATCCTAGTAGCTAGTGCGCGTGCAGGTTTCGGACCTCTGTACCCACAAACTGCTGGCGAAATTACTAATAGTATTGTTGCTGTTGGTGTCAATCCTGTTTAATGGATAATTAATACGTAGGGCCAAGCTTTAGGGTTTGGCCCTATCAATTAATTATTTATTTGAAAGGAGTTTTTAATGACTATAGAAGAACTAAGAAAAGCTTTAAATATTAACGAGGATGATACTAGTTATGATGATGTTCTAGAACGTCTATATGCACTAGCTAAAAAAATCTTCTACCAAAATACTAGAGTTAAGTTAGAGCAATCAGAGCAAACTGATTCTTATGTAAATTTTAATAGTGATGTTTGTTATTTGTATTCAGTTCCTGTCGTTTCTATCACTTCTATAGAAATTGACCAAGCCCCTTCCTCTTATTCTTATAGGGTACTTAATGATGCGATCTACTTTGATTTTCCGATTACTGCTAAGTTTCTGGATGTTACTTATATTTCTGGATATGATATTATACCTGTTGAGATAGACCAAGTATTAGTAAGTATTGTAGATTTTCTATTTAATTATGATGCTACTAAGACTTATATGTCTGGAAGTGGCGAAATGTTATTAGCTCCAAAAGATGTTGAATTGCCTAAATTAATTCAAGATAACTTAGCAATTTATCGAATAGGATTATAATATGAAGGAAATTCGTAATACTGAAAAATATGAGTACTCTAATGGGGGTTCTGGAGCGCCGAAAACAAAAGACTCAGAAGCTATTTTTAACTTTTTAAATAAAAAAACCCAAGCATTATATATTACTTCTGTTAGTGGATTTTCTCTTCCATTAAATAATATATTATTACCAGCTGGAAGTAAATATAGAACAAAACCTCAAGATGCTGGAGCTATGTCAGTCTCAAAAAAGTTAGCAAGTAATTGGGAAAAAATTAACTGGCTAGTATATTTAATTGGAGGAGTTTGGCAGAAAGCATTAAAATCTGAAAGAAATTTAAGAAAGTTTTTATGCCCTACTTGTCATGGAACTTCTATTGTATTTTTTGGGAATGAATTGTCAATTAAGAACTTTATTGACCAACTTGCTGATTTAATAGGACGTGGAGACCAACAAGTTAGTGAAGTAGTTAAAAAACAAACTATTACATATTCCTTAGCTGAGTATTTAGAAAAGTATATTGGTGGTTCAGACCAAGCAGCTTTAGAAAAATTTGCAAAAGAAATTGAATCTGTCTTAACTTATGAAGGAAAGTTTCAGTTTGCCATTGATATGCTTGATGAGAATACTAAAGATTTAAAAAGAGCTTGGGATGATGGTGGAATTACAGAAGTTATCAGTTGGAATAGATGGGAAAAATTAAGACCTAGATTTAAAAGATTACAAAAAAGTTTGAATGTTAATGGTCAGCAAGTTTTTGAAGCTTGTCCGATGTGTCGTGGAAGTGGTATTCTAGACTTAGGGCACGCATCAATTTATGGTAAAAAAGTTGATATTATTCGAGACTTGTACATTGACTATATTATTAAAGATAAAGGAAAAGTGGCTGAAAAATTAAGAGGAGTTGATGGAAAAGATCCAGAACCCTCAGATATTTATGAAGCTAAGTGGAACCAAGAAATTCCTATTGAAAAGGTCTATGAATATTTCCAAGGAATGGAGTTAAAACCGGAACCTGCTAAATCTGTGTTAAAGAAAAATATCACAGAACGAATGAGTAAGGATTTTCCTAAGTATTTACAATTTATTAAAGATTATAAAGAAAATCAAGAACCGGTTTGGACACAGTTATCACAGTTAGGTGTTACACAACTTCAATATTATTTTGACGGACTTAGAGAAAATCCAGAGTTTGAGTTAGTTTATTATAATAAGAACTTAGATGATGCAACTGGTATAATTACTTTCAAGAGAGTTCTTAACCTATTTAATAAACTAAGTGACACAGCTAGAGTAGATACAGGAACGTTAAAAAACTATTTAGAGACAGAAAAAACTGATATTGCGAAAGAAGCTGTTAAATTTGCTCCACTTATAGGAGAAGAAGGAACAACTAATGCGCCTTATATTGGGCCTCATGTTGTTATTGACTCTCCGAATGTAATGCAACGTGCTGGAAAAATACAAAAATCAGGGTATAAAGCTCCTAATGTTCATACGTTTTTTAAGTATGCTCGATTATTTGCACCTCAAGATAAAAAGCTATTTCCTTATGGATTAGGAAAAGATACATGGTCAGATAGTGGAAAAACTATTACTGATATTGGTAGAGAAGCTTTTCCTGAAATATCTCCTGATAGAAATGGAACTATGTTTGATTATTTATTAAAGAAGAAGTTTTTTATATTCTTCTGGCAAGGACATGATGTATGAGTTCAAGAGTAGAAATAAAAAACGCAGTAATTCAAATTTTAGAAGAATCGGATTTATTTTATAAAGTATACCCAGAACCAACAAATATTGAAAAGGAGCGAAGTTTTCCAGTAGCATGGGTAAATTTAGGTCATGAAAATATTTATTCTGGGGAAATGACTAAAACTAATTATATCCGATCAATTACATTGGAGATAACTATTGGATCTAAACATAATAGTTTACATGATACAACAATGGATGAGCTAGTTGACAATGTTTTTACTTTATTAAAATCAAACTTTACTTTAAATAAAACAGCAATAAATTTAACGCCTACAAATATTATAACAGATGAAGGTTATTATCATCCTTATTCATTTGTAGCATTAACCTTTATAGTCCAGATGAGATAAGCATATGATTAAGTGCGAAAAATGTGGAAATATAATAAGTGACACAATGGTAATTAAGGCCGTTGCAGTCATTCAAATAAATTATAAAGAACAGTTATGTAACGTTAAATGTAGAAAATGTAAAAACTTCATTGAACGTATACCTTTATCACAACTTATACGGACAAACCAAATAGTCCACGATTCTTAAGGAGATTTAATTATGGGTCAAATAACAGCTTTAGTAAAATCGTCTACTTTAGTTGCAATGCCAACTGATGCATCAACTGGGAATCCTGATACAACAAAAGCTCGTTCTATTGAAGTATCTGGTGCACCAACTTTTTCAGACAGTTTTGAAACTATTGAGCGAAACGTTGTTAGACAGGCATTTTCAACTTATGCCCCACTTAGAGGATTAGAAACAACTTCTGGAACTATTACTGTTGAATTACATGGTTCTGGTAATGTTGCTGCACCACCGGAAACAGCTTTACTTTATAAATCCGCTCTTGGTTCATTGTATACACCGGCAGGAGTTACAGACGCTTGGATTCCAGCTGATGGAGTTATTGCTTCAACTGTTGGAGATTTAGGACAGACTACTCCAGTTATTGATGAGATTCTTGATGGGTCTAATCAAAGTTACAGTCCGAAATTATGGTCGTATACTTTTCCAATTAGCCCAACTACAACAATTAAAGAAGAAGGATTTGAGCTAAACTTTCCAGTAAGAGTTTATTCAGATACAGAATTAAAAATTATTGGCTTTATTACTAAAATAGATGAAGCTAATAAAACTATTACTATTGTTACTGAAAAAGATCCAAACACAATTACTTTAGTTGATGGAGCAAGTGCAGATAAAGTAGACTGTGGATTCTTATTTTTATTACACAAAAAATATGATGCATCCTCAGATACTTATCCTCAAGTGCTGCAAACTACTGAAATGAACTTTGACTATTTCCGTGGTGATATTGTTAAAGAACGTTGGTTTAAAGCTCTTGCAACTGAATTTTCTATTGATTTAAGTACCGGTCAAGTTTGTTTACCTTCCTTTAACTGGGAAGGGGCAGAGGTAGGGTACTCAGATGATAGTTATTCGCCATCTGATTATACGATTAACACATTATATGACTCAAGTAGTTCTGACCCATTAGTTGTTCAATTAACTGATATTTACATGGCAGAAATTGATGAATATACTGATGATGAAGTAAAAGTAAATGAGTATTTCCAAGATTGTATTTCACAGATTCAAATTACTTTAACTAACGAAGTATTTAAGAAGCAGTGTATTGCTTCTCTAGGAATTGGTGAGGTACTTAGAACATCAAGAGCAGTAACTGGAAGTCTGAATACTTTCTATACTGGTAAAGAGTTCCAGGAAGCATTTAGAGCTGGTAACCTATATACTTTTAGATCAGTATTTAATTATGCTAAAGAACTGGGAACTAATGGCGAAAAACTCTTTACTACAGAGGCTGGTAATATTGTGGCTATCGCAATTCCACAACTTAAATTCTCTGAAGTTAGTGTAAGTGAAGATACTGGAATTTTCAAATACGATACTTCATTTAGTTGTGAACCTGTACGTGGTGATGATGAATTAATTATCGCATTTCTATAATATTCTAGGGGAGGGGGATTGTCTCCCTCCCCTTTATTGTAACCTAAGAACTAAATACAAGGAGAAAGTATATGTTCGTCTTAACAAACACACAAAAAGAATTTATTCCTGAATCAGAAAAATCTTCTGAAAATCCCCTTACTTTTATTGTTATTCCCCCTACTAGACAAGTTGTTCTTTCACTACAAGAAGAACTATTTAAATCGCTTGATATTACAGATGACTTAAGTATTAATGATCTTCCATTAGCTAAAATTATGGAACTATACTTATCGGCATGTGTAGTAGATTGGAAAAATGTAAAAGATGAAGAGGGAAATGACGTACCTTTTTCACAAGAAACATTTAAACAATTTAATAATGTTGAAATCCTTACAGAACTCTATAATTTTATTAAAGAGTTAGGTGAGGGTACTGAAAAAAACTAGATGAACTCTACAATTTCGCTCTCCTAGCTAAATGGTACTTAAGTTTAGATTCTGAACTACAAAGAACCTGGGATTGCGAATATTGTAGAGAAAAGCATTTAGATTCTGCTAGAAATTGTGAAGCAAAAGAAGGACAAAAGCCAGTTATTTTAAGTCCAACAATGGCATTTTCTGAGTGCCCGATTAAAACATTACGAAATCAAATATGTTCACTTACATATAACTTAATAAAATCTACTCTGATGTCAGAAATGGGATTAGGACTTCCTCCATCAAAATTACTTGAGGAACCTAATATCTATTTTGTATATAGAGATGTTATTCGTAAAGCAGAGAATGATTTTGAAGATCAATATAAGGAAGTAAAATAATGGCCGCAAAAGATCCTATAAAGTTATTAAAAGACCTTACTGCTGGATTTGATACCTTAGCTGCAAGTATTGCTAAAATTAAGTTTCCTAAAAAGAGTACAGGATTAAAGGAATTAAAAGCAGCTAATGTTAAGTTAATTGAGCAGAATAAGTTATTAGTTTCTCAAATTGCTGAGTTAATTAAAGCAAATAATGCGTATGGGACATCGGCTGTAAAAAATAATAAAAAAGCTGCTGATTCTCTAAAAGGTGTAACAAAACGAGAAGATGAACTTCTCAAAAAGTTAAACAAAGCAAAGAGTGCATTAAAGAAACAAAGAACTGAGATTAACTCTTTTACTGGACGTATTAAAGCGGACTTTAGAAGACAGTTAGCTTGGTACCCAGCAAAAACAGTAACTCTTCAAACTTTAGCTATTCCAAAGAATGTTATTCAATCGTATAGTGATTTTGAAGATAGATTATATAAAGTAAAATCTATTGGGCAGTTAACTACTAGTCAAATGCAAGATCTTTCTGATACTATTTTAGAAATGTCATTGCATACTAAATATACTGGTAAAGAACTGCTTGATGCTACAAAAACATTAGCACAAGCTGGGTTTAGAGGAGAAGAATTAACTGCTGCTATTGACCCGACGAAAAACTTAGCTACTGCTACCGGCTCTGATATGAGTACTGGTACAGACGTTATGTCTACCGTAATTAGGGCATATAAAAAACAAGCTAGTGATTTTGCAGAAATTTCAGATCAATTAACTAATGCTGTAATTAACTCAAAACTTTCATTAACGGACTTATCCACTTCATTTGGATACGCAGCGTCTGCTGCAGCTCAAACAGGAGTAAGTTTAACTCAAACGATTTCATTATTAGGTGTTCTTGCTAATTCAGGTCTAAAAGCTTCTACAGCTGCTACAGGCCTACGAATGGCTCTATTAAAGATTACGGCACCTACCCGAAAAGGTAAAAAAGTACTAGCTGAAGCTGGATTATCTCCGGAAGATTTAGATATTGCTAAAAATGGGATTTATGAAGTTTTAAAAGCTATTAACAAATTAAATAAAACGCAGATAATCGATTTCTTTGGTGCTCGTAGTGCTAACGCAGTTCTAGCATTTAAGAACGTAACTGTTGAAGCTATTGAAGAACTTGAAAAATTAGTAGATACTGCAGGAACTGCTGCGGCAATGGAAGCAGAACAAATGCTTTCATTAGCTAACTCATGGAAAGAATTTAAGAACTCATTAACAGGTATTGGGATTACTGCAGGGGAAACCTTTGGTAAAGAGTTAGCATTAAATATTCGTGCCGCTGCAGCTATGATGAGAGATTTAATTAAATACGTTGGCGGACTACGTAACTTATTAGTCGGTATTATTGCGTTAAAATTCTCATCTAAAATATTTGGGTTAGCGTCTTTAACAGATTATAAAAAGGCTCTTAATGCAATTATTCTTACTTTTGCTAGATTTATTGGAACAGTAGGGACAGGTACTGGAGTTATTTCTGCATTTTCCTCATCAGTTGCAGGATTAGGAGCATCATTAGCACCATTAGTTCCAGTTGTTATTGCTTTAGGTGCAGCTCTAGTAGCATGGCAAGCATTTAATTATTTTGCTGATTCTTATGTTGATTCTGAACGATTTAGAACAAGTATTGTTGAAGCCAATGCTGCAATGGTTAAGCTTAACTCAAGTGCTCAAGAGTTAATTATAACTATGAGCAGAATGTCTAAAGCTAATATTGGGCAAAAAGCTAAAGATGCAATTATTGAGGAAGCTAGACAAAAATTAATTAAGCAATATACAGAAGGAACTAATAAGTATATTGAAGCGGTTAAAAATGAAGATTCAGTTCTTGCTCGTCAGTTAGAAAATCTTCAAAAACAAGGTATTCAACAAATTAATGATATTACTGATCCTACACAAGTAGCGGCAGTAATTAAGAAAAACCGCAAAGCTATTAGGGATTTATTATTAAACTATGACCCAACAGCTACACTTGGTAAATTAACTGAATCTCAAAAAGCTGCAATTAATTATGATTTAAAACGACGTGAAAAATTATTACATCGTTTACAAGTTATCTTAGGTAAACAGACTAAAAAAGCACAGAAATTAGCTGCAAAATCGTATTATGATTTTGTGAAAGACCCAGCTAATACTCAATTATTATCTGATGCTAGAACTCATGGGGAAAAAGCTAATTGGCTTTCTGAGTATACTCATGGTCTTGAGGATACCCAAGCTCTCAAAGAGCATAAAGCTGCGTTAAATAAATTAGCTGAGGGGCTAAGAAAGCAATTAGAAAATAGCGATTTAGCAGAAGATGTAAAAGCAGCAATTCAAGAAGATTTAAATGCTGTTGAGTTAGAAGCAAGTATTATTGATTTATACATTCAAGCTTATATTCCTACTGATGATGAAATTGGTAAGTTTAAAATAATGGCTGCTGCTGCTTATAGAAAAGTTAATTCAGCAGCAATTCGGGAATATGAAGCAGGAATTAAAGCAGGTCTAGCTTCAAGTAAATTAAGTGCTGCAATAAAAGCTAAGTATAAACAAAAGTTTTATAATGACCTTGTTAAACCTTTTGAAGATGAAGCTCCAGAATTAGTAGCTAAACTTAAGAAATTAGCTGAGGAATTCTTTGGCTCATGGTCTAAAGATTTTGATAAACATAAAGATGATAAAACTACAAATGATAGCTTACGTAGACAGCTTTATGAACAGCAAGTTATTATTAAAGAAGCCCAAGCTAAAATTCTTGAGATTCGGCAAAAAGGTTTAAATGACGAAGACCGTTTTAATGAAATTCAGAAACAAAAACGAATAATTGCTAATGCTGAATTAAAAAAAATTAGTATTAAAGCGAGGCAGTCAAGATTAGCTAAAGACGCAAACATTGGGTTAATAAATAGAGAGGAAAAGGCTGATAAATCTTTAGCTAAGTTTAAGAGTCAATTACAGAAGGAGAAGGATCTTGTTCAACGCTACACTGATGATATGCGAAAGATTTTTTCTACTGATGTAACAGGATTGCGTCCAAAGAAACTTGCTATCGAGTTAAAGAAAGAGAAAAAAGCCTTACGTAGTTTATATGACTCTGTTAAAAAATATGCTGCTGGCATTAAAGATCCAAAATCACCTGTATTGTTATTTCTTAAAAAGTTAGAAGATAGAATCAATAAACTTGATAAAAAAATTAAAAAAACTGGTAGAGATTCTGTTAAAGAGGATATAAATGATACTCGTGATCAAATTGGTCTTGCTGTTGGTGAACGAGATTTTGCTGAAAAGATTGGAGATTCTGATAAAGTTGAGCAATTAAATATTGCTTTAATGGGTTTATACACACAGTTACGTGATCTTCAACTACAGGCTGCTAAGTTAGATCTTACAAATGGTCTTATTAATGAAGAACAATTTCATGTTAGAACAGAGAAAATTCAGCAAGATTGGAAAAAGATGATAGCTGGATTAACTACTGAATCTGCAAAAGCTAGAGAACTTTATAACATGATTTTAGATGATACTAGATCAGGTTTTGAAGATTTCTTTACCGACGTAATGGATGGGAATAAATCATTAGTAGACTCATTTAAAGATTTAGGTAAGAGTATTTTAGATATTTTCAAGAAATTAATAGCTAAACTTATGGCCGAAAAAATGATGAGCATGATTTTCGGCTCAGGAAATAATAAAACTGGATTTGCTACTGGTTTAATGGGTTTAGTCTCTGCATTAGTAGGTAAGGCACACTCTGGAGGCACAATTACTAGTACTACTCCAAAACTTACACGAGTTGATCCTACAATCTTCTTTAATGCTCCACGATTACATACCGGACTTTTAAGTGATGAATTTCCAGCTATTCTACAAAAAGGTGAGTCAGTAATTCCGAAAGGTGCTAAGATTCAAAATACCGCACCTAAAGTTATTGTAAATGTTGAAAATAAGGCAGCAGATAAAGCTAGTTTTGAGACAACTGGAAGTCAATGGAATGGTGAAGAATTTGTTGTTAATACAATAATCAAAAATATTAATAGTAACGGGCCTTTACGGGCTTTAGTTAGTAAAGGAGCAGGAGCAGTATAATGGCAGTTCCTTATTTTGAAGATAAACAAGGAAATAAATATGGTGAGGGGGTATGTTATGATTACCCCTTTAACCATTATCACGAAAAGAATAGTATTAATTCTAAGTTTTCGGATGGGGTTGTAACTACACGACCACGTATTACACCCCATTTAACTACATATGAGTTAGCTTTTAGAGCAATTCCTTTAAAAGACAAACTTGATATACAAAAATTGGAAGAGATTGTTGGTACCACAGAGCAATTTAAGTGGATGCCGAATATTGCAATTGATTTAAAAGATTATTGGACTGATCCAAATGATCCAAATGCAGAACCTGTGTTGGATATTAAAGAAAGAACTGTTAGGTTAGTTGAACCAATTCATTATAAATTAATTGCATTTCAACTTTATGATTTTGATATGAAACTACAAACCGCATTGGATTCTATTTATGGATTATCGTAAAAATTGGGCATTTAATATTGAAAAGAACTCTCTAAGTTCTGTATATCCTTGGTTGATAGCAGCTTACTTAGAGGCATTAGACGATCCTAATTCAGAATATTATGAGTATCGGTATGTTATTGCCGATACTCAACCGTTAGATTGGGTTGATGAATTAGGACAACCTATTAAATTTTTGTCATACCCTTTATCATTAGGAGGAATTGGAATGTCTTCTGATTCTTCTTTACCGAGTGTATCACTATTAACATTTAATTCACCAGTTTTAGTAAATTTGATAGAAGATAATAATGGGTTTATTGGAACTAGAGTAACTATTTTTATTATTAATGCAAATACTTTAAAAGACAATGATGAGAATCAAGTAACAATGGCAGAGTATCCGCTAAAATTTTCGTTTGTAATTGTTGACTGTAAAATTAAAGATTACATCACATTTACTTTAGGGGCTCCAAATTTTCTAGCTTACAAAATTCCTAATCAACGTTTTTATCGCGATTTTTGTCCTATTCCTTTTCAAGGGGAACATTGTTGGATGAAAAATTTTACACCTAAACCTGGCCATGAACATTGTAGTAAATCATGGAAAGACTGTCAAAAACATTGGGAAGAACAACATGCAGACCAACCAGATGATCCAGAATACCCAACAAGAGGACTTAGATTCCAAGGATTCCCAAATCTTAATAAAGGATCTTTTGTCTATTATTGATTATAGAAGTCTTCCATCATGGTTTAAACAGGAACTTAAAAAAATTATTGGAAAACCATATAAGTTTAATTGTTTTGATGGGACTGGTTTTGATTGTTATACTTTAACTTATTATATTTACAAACTTATTGGAATTACCCTTCCGAAAGTTAATATTGCAGTGTATAGTTTACGTCAAAATGCAAAATTAATTAAAGATAATAGTTTACAATTTAAACCAATTCCTTTTTCTGAACGTCAACCTTTTGATATTTTATTATTTAAAAGTTCAGAAGTAATTGACGCACACTTAGCAGTTTTGTTAGATAGAGAACATTTTATTCATATAGACAAAAATATAACAGTACGAATTGAGCCAATACAATTTAATATTAGCTCAATTCAACTAAAGAGAGTATATAGATGGTTATCGCTGAATTAATTGATCCTTTTGCGGATTCTTTTGAGTTTAAATCTCATGAATTTGAATTTAGACCTAATTGTACATTATCAGATTTTTTTCCTGAATTAGAAGAATTTACAATGCTTGTCAATGATGAGGAAGTCCCTTCAGATTATATTATTCAAGAAGATGATATGATTGTTTTTACTCCCTATGTTGGGGGAAAAGTTGGTGGGTATATTGCTTTAGCGGTAGCTGTTATTGCATTAGCTATTGCTACTTGGGGAGCAGGACTTGCGATTGCTGGTGCGGTAGCTGCATCTGGAACAGCGATGGGGAGTATTGGAGCAGCAGGAGCATTAATAACAATGGAAGGAATTGCCTCAACAGTAGTGGCGGGAATGACTGTTGGAACTTGGGCACAGATAGGGTTAATGGCAGCAATGATGGCCTTTAGTTTATTATCTCAAAAAAGTGGGTTACCAAGTGATGCTCCTACAGAGAAAGAAAGAAGTGTATATTTATGGGGACAAAATAAAACCCAATCTAAAGTTATGGCGCCTATTCCTATTCTTTGTGGAAAATTCCCTCTTTACGGTAACTTAGTCGCAGCAAGGTCTGAGACAATAAATGTTAAAGATTATACCCATCCTATGATTGACATCGGGTATTTTGAGTTTGTTTTGTGTGCAAATCCTATTACTAGAATTGACGAAATTTACCTAAATAAATTAAAAGCTAATACGATGGATGATGAAGATCTATCAATGTTTTATTTAGCAGGAAGTGAGGATCAAGGCTATTTATGTGGAATTACTGAGGGAAGCCAAGAAGAAAATGGTGTTTATAGATTTAATGACTTAGATAATGATCCATTATCTTTAGGTGAAGCTATTGTTCCTGGAAATATAACAGAGAAGGTTTGGAGTCATGATTTAATTCAACCAACTCATCTACCCTATGATGATTTTGTTAGCCCTGTTAGTAATATAGCCGTGCAAATTGGGACCCCAACATTCATTGAATTTCTTGGTAAATGTGATGAAAATGGAAATCTACTTCCAGAGCCAAATTTAGACCAAGACGATAAAGATGAAGCTGATGCAGGTACATTATATATTTTAATCGCTCAAAGAAAGAAAGAAAAAATAGTTATAGAGGATGATCCAGATAATACAGGTATGAGTCCTTATACAAGCCATGAAGAATGGGTATATCCTTCTGGTTCATATATAGAGGAATTAGAGGAAGTTTATAAACATACTTATTTAGTTCTAGACCCAGGATACAATCCTTTAGATTATATGAGTGAAAATGACCCTACACAACCAGATTATACAAGATATTTTGGGTCTCCTCAACAAGTAATGAAAATTCAATATATTAGTACAATAGATGCAGGAACTGATAAACCAAAATTCTTATTAAAAGTATTAACCTTTGATGCAAGACGAGGAACAATCGTTCCTGATAATCCTGGATTTTTCTCTAAAACAGTTCATTTGAATTATAGTAAAAATTATAATAAAGGTTATAAACATCCTTGGTATGTTGATTATGAGGATGAATCTAATGTATCACCTCCATTAGAGACTGAATCAATTTATCCAGATGAGATTATTTATCAATTATATGCAAAATCAGGAATGTGGACTAGTTTTATGTATAAAGCTAGTAAACAACATTGGCGTGAAGATTTTGCATGGATAACTCTAGAATGGAAAGTAATTGAATATAGAGATGATGGGACAATTAGAGCTTGTATGCTATCTTCTAAAGGTAGACCGAATTATTGGTGTAATCCATGGGATAATTTATACCCAGGATACAAACCAGGGCTATTAGGAATTAAAGATTTTACTAAATTCGCAACAATTTATACTGTAAAATTGACTGATATTATTACACATCCTTTAGTTACTGATCATCCAGATTATGGAGCACCTACTTATGGAAGGCCTCAGTTAGAAAATGGTAAATTAACAGGGAGAAGATACCTTGTTACTGTTAGAATTGTTGATCACGGATATTGGGGGGAAAAAGATTCACCAATTCTATGGAAACCATTAGGGATTAATGGAGAGTTACTACCAACTTGTCGTTCATATGGTCAAGTTAATGATTCTAAATTTAATCATAATTTTTCTCCAGCAGATAAACCTGATTCAGAAAAAATACATTATGATATTACTTTATACAGAACAAAAGAAATTAAGTATACAAATAACATAACTTATCCTAATAAGACATGTTTAGGAATGGCTTTTAAAGCTAGTGAGTCTCAAAAAGATCAAATGCCTCAAATTAGTGTATTAGCGAGAAATAAGATTTTAGTTTGGGATGCTCCAGTAGTTGATGGGGAAATTGATTGGTCAACAGTTGAAGATTTTTCAAATCACTGGACATATAAACATTCTCGTAATCCTGCATATATTTGCTTAGATCTTTTATTTAACTCATATTATGGTGCGTGTATTGGAGGGTATGGTTCTAGCTCCCCTCAAGGCTCTCCAGAATTTAATGAAAAAGTTGCTGAATTTTGTAAAGCGGTAGATGTTAAAAAATTCTGTAAATTTGCTTTATACTGTGATGATCCTGTTTCAACTATTGCTGGGTTAGAGCCAAAAACAAGTGAGCCTAGTGGGTTAGATGATCCTGATGAATGGGTGGGGGTTAATGAAGGTGAAATTACTATGTGGTATCCAAAGCGCCATGTATTTAATGGGTTAATTGATACTGAAAAATCTGTTTTAGATGTTATTAACCGTATATTACAAGGATACGATGCTCAAGTTTTCTTTTCAGGTGATGCATTTTCATTATATTATAATGATGAAAGGTACTTAGATGATAATTTAGTCCCTGTACAGTTATTCACTTCCTCTACTATTAAAGAGGGGTCTTTTATCCAAAGTTTTCTAAACCCAACATTAAAAGCGCACATTCTTGAAACAAGTTATTTAGATGAAAATAACTTTTATGAAAAGACTCCAGTTATTTATATGCCATATGACATGAGTCAAGTAAAAGTAAATCAAAAAACTACAGTAGATTTATTTGGGTATACTAATAAACATCGTGTTATCCATCAATTACATAAGATTTTACGTATAACTAATTTTATGACACAAGTTGTTGAGTTTGACACAGCAACTCAAGGGTTATCTTTACAAATTGGTGATTTAATTGGGGTAACTCATGAGTATATTGAATGGGGTGCTTCAGACATTTTTGATTTAAAAACTTCTGGGCGTGTATTAAAAACAGAAGGTGATAAAGTTTATTTAGACAAAGTTATTAAACAAGAGCAATCTACTGTTAATTTAGCTGGGTACTTTATATTAATGCAGGCAGTTAATGATGATTCAGCCCGAGTTCAAGCAAAAATTAAAAGTTCTGTTGATACCCAAGATTTTACAATATTAACTTTAGAACAACCATTACCTTTTGAGTTTCCTATAGAGAGTATTTATATCTTAGGAAGAGTTGATGAGTTATATAAAGATTGGATTGTTACTGATTTAACTATGAATGTTGATACAGTAAAAGTTAAAGCTGTAGAGTTTAATCCAGATTTATTCTCACCAAATATGTTAATTACAGATATTTTTGCAGGGTATTTTAATGCAGATGATTGTAAACCAAGAAATTTAGAAGCATCATGTGATTTAGATCATTTTATTGTTTCTTGGTCTCCTCCTAAGTTTTTAGCGTCTAAGAAAGATAATGAATACCAAGTTTCTCTAGTAAAATATCTTATTTATTACAAATCTTTTGGAGATATTTGGGGAAGTTCTTATGAATCTAAATGGTCGTTAATAGGAGAAACTACTAATACTAATTTTATAGCAGAAAATCCACCAGAACATTATACAAAGTTATATAAAATTGTTCCTGTTGTTAAAATTAATGGAAATGTTATGTACATTCCAACTTCATGGTGTGATTCTGTGGAACTCGTTTGTGATAGTACAATTCATGATTATTTAAAAGGCCCAAAAGTTACTCGAATTGAAGTTTCTGAGCCAAGATCTGGAATTGAGGATGTTGTAGATATTAATATTTATTTTGAACGAATTCCAGTTATTTATAAAGAGCAAGACAATTGGATTGGGCTTTGGACATTATTTAGTGAAACAAACTCAGAAAATTGGTTAGGCCCACGAAACATTCAATTAACTAGAAATGTTCATAAACATGCAAAAGAACTTTATGTTAACACGATTGATGGATTACCTACTCGAAACGGGAAAGTTTTTGGGCTATTAGTAGTTGATAATAATGACATCATAATGGTTACTAACTCTCAATGGATTTCTTCTTCTGAATACCGTTTAGATTTAGTATATCATGATGATCTTGCATTAAGTAGAAGATATGCATTATTTGATTCTTATCCAGCTACGACCCAAGTTGTAAGTGCTCATTACGGATTTTGGCCAGTTAGGTATTTTGCTACTCATGAACATAATGGATTAGATGTAAGCCCAGCAGAGTCTCATTTAGTATTTAATACTATTTATAGATTTGACCCTGAAACAAATCAAATTATTTTAGCTGATCCAACTCAAGATGAGGAAGTTTGGAAGTTACAACAAACTAGTGCAAGTATTAGTAAATATTACACAATAACTTCAGGAAAAGAAAATGTTATTAGTTATCCTTCTACTTTAGGAGTTACGGAAGAGAATAAATTTTTTATGGAAGTTGGTAAAAAATCTAAAGATACTAATGAATTTGAAATAAACTGGGCTTGGATGGTTAATAATGGTTGGACACATGATATTTTTGTCGCCGGCTTAAATAGAATGGAAAATTATAAAAAACTTGCTTATATTAAAGATTTCGGAGATAGTGAGCAATATATAACTTTAGCGGATGTTCCAACTCAAGAATCCGGAACGTATACTTGGGTGGGAATACAACATGCTAGAGAAGATCATGATGAAAATATTGGATATACATCTTATATTCCACTAGTTGAGGTTTTATAATGGCTTTAAATACTACACCTACTACTTCATACACACACTCTAATAGAATAAATATTCCATTTTCTCAAAAAGGGATTGATTCTGATAAACCCTATCTTGTGGGATCTGGTTTCCATGCTGGTGCTATTGATTTTTCTCGCTGGCAATCTACTATTGATGCGTATGTTGGAGTAGGTCTAAATTCTTACGGATTTTATGGTATTAGTTATGATCCATTAGGAAATCTTCCAAATTATTTAGTATCAGTTCGTGGATGGAAAGATTCAGATTGGGGAAATGTTATTGCTGGTGAATTTAGAATTGGTGATAATGTTAAAGAAGATAATGGAACTTTAGTTGGTACGGATTGGCTTTGGTATAAGCCAGGAGTGGGCTTGAATATTTCAGGCCCACTTCTTCGTACCACTTCGTCAGATACTAACTTAATTACGTCTCCTAATTTTGACTCTTCTACTGAATTTGAGACTACTTTTACCCATCAAACTTCAGGTGGTTTTTCTGATAGTGCTTGTTTTGTTGCAAATGCTGATGGGTACTTACGAGTAAAAGGAAATAAGACTACTGATGGTTCCACTCATATTAGAGGGTCTATTTTTTCATTTATTTCTCCTGATTTTATTGGGGATATCTCTATAGTTGCGAAAGTCTATAATAAAGATGATGAATATTTAGGACAATCTTCCACTGCAATTACTGTATTAGGAAGTCAGTGGAGAAAGTCTTATTATGCATTACGTATAGACTCATATACAGATTTATTCCCCGATCATTTTACTATTGAATTACAAATTACTAATTACCAATCCGGTTCAGTAATTTTCGATAATTGGAATGCTTATAAAGTTTTTACTTCCGCTTTTTCAAATTTAGATTTATCAGAGACTTTACCAGATATACCTAATGGAACGGTTGTTGATGCTACAGGATTTAGGGCATTTTCTAATAGTAACCTAACCTTTAAAGTAGACGCAGCTTCAGGAAATGTATTTACAAGAGGAAGTTTATTAGTTAATGGATATGTTCATTCAGGTCATATTTATAAAGCTGATAATACTGAAACAATAGATCCATATGAAGTTGTTTACTGGAATGGTTGTGGGGTTAATGAATATGGTATTTATGGTATTAAAGCGGAGGTTGACCAAAATGGAAATCACGTTTCTTCAACTTCTAAATTTCTACTAGCTGCTAAAGAATTTGGTGACGGTGACCCTAATGGAACATACTGGGGAATGGGTGCTGAAAGTGGGGAATTTAGAGTTGGGGATGACTGTAGAAAGGTAAGTACATATTCTTTAGCAGGTAATTCTTATATTTGGTTTGAGCCTTCAACAGGGAATCTTAAAATAAAAGGTGCTGATGTATCTGCTAGTGCTTTTATCGCTACTACTGAGATTAATAATATTTACTATTGGTCAGCGTTTAATGATACTGGATTTGCCTCAGGTTATACTGATGGAGCAACTTCGACTTATACTTTTTTTGTTAGTAATCATGGAGGTTCTTTAAATACTGACCCAGGAGAACTTCGTTTAGGTGGAGACGTTGCCTCAAGAGCTACTTCTAGTCTATGGTTTACTCCTACTGACGGGTTACATTTAGAAGCACCCCTAAAATTATCTCCTAATGATACTTCAGGAACTTCGGTATATATTGGAATTGAGGATACCAATGGGGATACTTATATTAGTGGTCAAGGTATAGCTTTAAGAGATCATTTATCATCATCATGGCGAGCTTTCCTTCTAAATTCTACTCATGATTTTGCTAAGAATAATAATGCGATTTTCTATGTAGGATCTGGGTATACAGAGGGAATTAGCCCAAATTTAGGAACTAGTTATCTATATTGGGATGGGCTAAACTTATATATTAATGGTCATGGAATAGAAGTTAAGGATGATAGTACTACTATTGGCACAAATGCTGGAGATGATGTTGAGTTAACTAATTTACATTTAAGTGGGGCATTAACTTTATCTAATAGTACTACTGCTAGTCCGTCTTCTTATATTGGGATTGAAAGCTCTAGTGGCGATACTTATATTAATGGGCAAGGTATAGCATTAAGAGATCATTTAGCTTCATCTTGGAAAGGTTTTTTACTTAATTCTAGTCATCCATTTGCTAAGAATAATAATCCAGTTTTCTATGTAGGATCTGGATATACAGATGGAACTAATCCAACTTTAGGAACTAGTTATTATACTGGAATGGCTCAAATCTTTATATTAACGGACATGGTATTGATGTTGCTCCAACTACAACTACTATTGGTACAGGTAATGGAAATGATGTTAAGTTAACTAATTTAGAATTAACAGGAAAATTAACATTAACTGGATCATCAAATACAAGTGGGGTTCCTTCTTCATATATTGGAGTAGTTGGAACAAATAGTGCGACATATATAAGCTCTGATGGAATAGCTATTAGGGCAAATAATACATGGCAAGCCTTTCTATTAGGTTCTCAACATCCATTTGCAGATAGTACAAATGCTGTATTCTATGTTGGTAATGGTTATGTTAATGGATCTAATTTAGGAAGCAACCATATTTATTTTAATGGGAGTACTCTAGATATTACAATTAGTGGGGAAACTATTCTTCATGCAGGTAGTGATCTAGATTGGGATAAGTTAAATGGCGTTCCGGCTCCTGTAGTAACTAATGAATATGTTAAAACTATTTCTGCCACAGGTTGGTATAGAATTGCATCAAACCCAGGTAATAGAGCGCACGCCAAATTCTTAATTAAAAACACAGAAAATGGTAGGCATCAAACCACAGAATTCTTAGTTGGTGTAGCCTATAATAGAGTTACCCAAATTGGTTTTTCATTACTTGCAAATACTACTTATGGTGCTAATGTTATAACTAAGGTTCGAGTATTAACAGCTGATACTTATGATGCCCAGTATGTTGAAGTTTATATTGATAACCCAGCCGGTAGTACTGATGGTTATCATATTTACATGAAAGATAATATCCAAACAGATGGGTGGACATTACGCAATTTTACCGCAGGGTCTATACCTTCAGGATATACAGCTACAGAATTCCCAATAAGTAATGCGGATACTGTAGGAAATACCGCAAACTGGGATAAAGTCGATGGAGCTAATAAACCTGAGGATAATGCGACTCAAGGAGCAGATTGGGCACTTACTTCTGATGGGATTTCAGGATTGCCTAGTATTCTTACTCCTTCTATAAGTGGTATGGCTCATTCTACAGGTATTAGTGTAAAAGCTACTGAAATTGTAGGATTTAAAAGTGGTACTAAAACTGTTCATTTAGACTCGTCAGGTAATTTTGCCTTAGGAAGTACTGGTGGAACGCGTTATTTATATTGGGATGGATCTTCTTTAACAGTGAAGGGGGAAATTTTAGCTACTTCTGGGCAATTTTTAAATACTTTTTATGTAGGAACTTCTTCTAATGGTATATTATTAAATGCAATTAATGCTCCTTATATGAGATCTACTACTTTTGATTCTTCTTCTGGATCAGACTCAAGTTATAAAGGATGGCAGTTAAATGCAAATGGTGATATTTATACTAGACGAATTGTAGGGAAATATTTAGATTCTAATGGAAATTTTGTTGATTCTCCTTTATGGGTAATAGGGGAGTCAGTACATATAGCTCCGTCTTATACATATAATGCAGGGGGACAACTTCATTTAGACCATTATGGAGGAACCTGTGTTTTTGTAAATACACAAGGTCAAGGTAAAGAATTATTTCATTTTAATTCTGTGGGAGTAGGATTTCTAGGGGTAACTCCTGTCGATAAGCAATCTCTTGGAGGTGGAGGTAATTTATACTCTTATCCTTGGTCTGACTCAAGCACTCCAACAACAGACCAATTAGAGGCGGATATCTCGAATATAGCGTCTCAATTAAATACAATAACGCAATTATTATATAAATTTGGATTAGCATCCAATAACCCACAATGGAGTTAATATGCTTAAAACTAGACTATTAGATAAAATTAACCAAATAAATAAAAAACAAGATTTATTAGAATTATCTCATTTACTACATTTAGAAGTGACTATAGAGGATTTAGGTACCCCTATTTGGGTTAAAATAAAGAAAAGGGTACCTTTATTAAATCCAATAGAAAAGCAACAATTTTCTGATATTCATATCCAAAAATTAATTAACAATGTAGATAAAGTTAGAGTTGTTTTAGTTGACGGTTATTATGTTAACCCAGACTTACAAATAAAACTAAAACCAGAATGGGTAGATATTGTTAAGGAGAAAGACTAATGGCTTTAACACCAGAACAAGAACAACAATTATTAGCACATCTTTCTAGTACTAATAATCCCCATATTACAACTAGTTCTCAAATTGGGATAGTTAACACAGACAACGTGCCGGAAGGTAGGATTAATTTATATGGAATTACTTCAACTAGTCTTGTTGTACCTATTAAAGATTGGTTTCCAGATGCAGTAAGTTATGGTTATGAAATTACTAAAAATACTGGATGGGGAGTTAATTTATCTCAGGGGTATGTTTGGATTGGTGGTCAGCAATATAATAATACTGGTATTACTGATATTTTTCAAATTACTCCTCCTAGTGGTAGTGATAGAACAGACTTAGTTTACTTAGATCAGAATAACGCGTCAACTGATTATACTTTATTACCAAGTATTCAGGAGGGGGATGTAACTCTCCCTTCTGGGTGCTTCGCACTTTGTGAGATTTTTGTTCCAAGTACTGCTACAGATATTACTCAATGTACTATTACTGATAAGAGAGTTTTAGTCGGAGATGTTAATGTTGAGGCTGCTGTAGATGCGGCAAATGAGGCAGAAACTTATAAAGATCAAGCTGCTACAAGTGCTAGTAATGCAGCAACTAGTGAAACTAATGCCGCTAATAGTGCTAGTGCGGCTGCAACAAGTGAATCTAACGCAGCAACTAGTGAAACTAACGCATCAAATTCGGCTAGTGCTGCTGCTACAAGTGAGTCAAATGCTGCTAATAGTGCTAGTGCAGCGTCTACCAGTGAAACTAATGCATCTAATAGTGCTAGTGCTGCTGCAACTAGTGAGACTAATGCTGCTAATAGTGCTAGTGCTGCTGCTACAAGTGCTAGTAATGCAGCAACTAGTGAGTCAAATGCTGCTAATAGTGCTACTGCAGCTTCTACAAGTGAAACTAATGCAGCGAATAGTGAAACTAATGCATCGAATAGTGCTAGTGCCGCTGCAACTAGTGAAACTAATGCATCGAATAGTGCTACTGCGTCTGCTAACAGTGCTAGTGCCGCTTCTACAAGTGAAACTAATGCATCGAATAGTGCTAGTAATGCAGCAACTAGTGAATCAAATGCAGAGACTTATAAAAATCAAGCAGCAACTAGTGAATCAAATGCAGAGACTTATAAAAACCAAGCTGCTACAAGTGAGTCAAATGCTGCAAATTCTGCAAGTGCTGCGGCAAATAGCGCCACAAATGCATCAAATAGCGAATCAAATGCTGCTACAAGTGCTACTACCGCTGTAAATGCGAAAGATACAGCAGTTACTTATAGAGATGAAGCATATGATTGGGCTGAAGAAGCCGAGGATACTCAAGTAACAGATAGTGCAGGCCATACCGGATATTCAGCATACCATTGGGCTAAAAAAGCGGAACAAAGTGCTGGTCAAGGTGATATGCAAAGTACTACCTATGACCCTAATAATATTGAAGCAGATGTTTTTAATCGAGCTAATCATACTGGCACACAAACAGCTAGTACTATTTCTGATTTTGATACAGAGGTTAGTAATAATACAGATGTAGCTGCTAATACTACTTTTCGTAATTCTAAAGGAACTGCGAATGGAGTTGCTGAATTAGACGCAAATGGAACAGTTCCTTCTGCTCAACTACCTTCATTTGTTGATGATGTTTTAGAATATAATGATTTTGCTAGTCTTCCAGCTACTGGAGAAACTGGAAAGATTTATATAACATTAGATGATAATAAGACTTATAGATGGGGTGGCTCAGTTTATGTAACTATTGGTACTTCTCTAGCTTTAGGGGAAACTTCTGATACTGCTTATAGAGGGGATCGAGGTAAAATAGCTTATGATCATTCCCAAACAGCTCATGCTCCAGCTGATGCTACTCATAATAGTCCAGATAGTACTTTATTAGATAGAGCTAATCATACTGGTACTCAAACAGCTAGTACTATTTCTGATTTTGATACAGAGGTTAGTAATAATACAGATGTATCAGCTAATACAACACATAGAAATAGTGCTCATGCTCCTTCTGACGCTACTCATAATAGCCCAGATAGTACTTTATTAGATAGATCAAATCATACTGGTACTCAAACAGCTAGTACTATTTCTGATTTTGATACTGAAGTAAGTAATAATACAGATGTATCAGCTAATACAACACATAGAAATAGTCTTCATGCTCCTTCTGATGCTACTCATAATAGTCCAGATAGTACTTTATTAGATAGAGCTAATCATACTGGTACTCAAACAGCTAGTACTATTTCTGATTTTGATACTGAAGTAAGTAATAACACTGATGTATCAGCTAATACAACACATAGAAATAGTCTTCATGCTCCTTCTGATGCTACTCATAATAGCCCAGATAGTACTTTATTAGATAGAACTAATCATACTGGTACTCAAACAGCTAGTACTATTTCTGATTTTGATACTGAAGTAAGTAATAACACTGATGTATCAGCTAATACTACTTTTATTAATAATATAAATACTAGTATTGGTAATATAATGAATCCTTTGCTTCATTTACCTTTAAAGAATGGATTTAACATACCTTTTGGAGTTGGGGATGTTACTTTTACTCGCGCATCTAGTGCAACTTATATAGATTTGCAAGGTATTGTACAAAAAGTAGGAAATGATGAGCCAAGATTTTGTAAAGATGGTTTGCTTATGGAAGGGGAATCAACTAATTCACTACCGTATTCAGAAGAACTTGATCATGCAGGTTGGTCTAAGTATAATTTAACAATTTCAGCAAATGCTACCACTGCCCCAGATGGGACAACTACTGCTGATGGATTAATTGCAGATTCAAATGGTTATTGGCACTCAGTAGAGAAGGATTATCTGTCTATTACTGGAAATATTTTCTCTTTTTCCTTCTTTGTTAAAAAAGGAGATAAAGATTGGGTCGGAATAGAGTTATATGCGTATGACTCTGAGGATGATGACATATTTTCTAGTGCTTTTTATTTTAATTTAGCGGATGGACTAGTAGGATCACTGCCTTCTGAAGGGACTAGTATAGATATTACTCAACTAGAAGATGGGTGGTTTTGGTGTAATGGTTCTCTAGAATACACAGGCTCTTCTACTATTGCTAGTATGGATTATGTATTATTTCCTGCACATGCTGATGGGAACTCTGCGGTAACTGGGGATGGATCTACAATTAATATTTATATTTGGGGGACACAGTTAGAGCAATCTAACCGTCCTACAAGTTATATTCCAACTACTAGTGGTGCAGTTACTAGAGCTATGGAACGGTGTTTTATTCCAGCTAAGGATAATTTACCTGGTACTAAGGAGCCAGTTACTGTTTTATTTGATTATAAATTAACAAGATTAATTGGAAGTTTTGGTTTTGCATTCGAACATAATGACACTTATTTACGTGTATATTTAGATAATGATACAATTACTGGAAATATTACAAGTCGTCTCCTTGCAGTTAATGGGTTGGATACCCATAACGTTCATAGAATAGGACTACAAAAAGACGAATCAAAAACACAATCAAAATTATTTATAAATGGTGTATTAAAAGTTACTGATGTACTTGGGTCTTCTACAATGGACCCTTCAGGTAATATTTATATTGGATGTGGATCATGGGAGACTAATAGTTATTATGGGTGTATTTCTAATTTACGAATTTATGATAGAGCACTTACTACTGAAGAAATGAGGATTGCATAATGAAATATAGTTCGTTAAATCAATTAAGTAAAACAGCTAGTAATTTAGAAGAGGAATATACTAAGAAGATAGATTTGCAACAAAGTCTAAATAAAATTAATAGACCATTAGTTCATATTCCATTTAAGAACTCATTGGATGTAGTTTGTGGAAATGGGCCAATAACTTTTGCCCGCTCTAGTAATGCAACTTATATAGATCGATATGGTGTATTAAAGAAAGTTTCATCAGATGTTCCTAGATTCGAAGAAGATGGGCTTCTTGTAGAATTTGGGCTCACTAATTTATTAAAGTCTTCAGAGGAACTAAATAATAGTGCTTGGGGAAAGACACGTGTTACTATTTCAGCAAACGCTACTAAAGCTCCTGATAAAACAACGACTGCTGATGGAATAATAGCAGATTCTAATGATGGATCACATTGTTTACTCCAAAATGCCTCATCTTCGGATGGTATGATTGCTGCTTCATGTTTTTTTAAACCTGGAAGTGAAGATTTTGCTGGAATTTGGATTGACTTTAAAGATGCTTCATCAAATATAATAGGTCGAGGCTTCGTTATATTTAACCTTATTACTGGTGAGTATAATATTCATACACAAACAGACTGTGAGATTTCACCTTCAATAAGATTCCTTAGTAACGGATGGGTAAGAGTGGAAGAAATTATAAAATACACAGGTTCTTCTAGTGTAGATACGATAGTGTATTATCCATGTAGCGCTGATAGTTTAACAAGTTACCAATTTACAGGGGATGGATCTACTATAACTACGTATGCTTGGGGGGCGCAATTAGAAAATTCTCCATATTGTTCTAGTTATATACCAACAACTACTGGGCAGGCTACAAGACAAGTAGACGCTTGTTCTCTACCTGCTATGAATAACTTTCCCTATAAAATAATGACTATGTGCTTTGATTATAAATTTATGCCATCTATTGGGTATGATCTTTCGCTTATTGACTATGATTATTCCCTTTTCTTTATATCCAAACAGAAAAATAAAATTAAGTTTAGGATTTTTGGATATGAGGAAGATACATATGATATAGATTTACCTAGTCTTAATAGCTATGTAATTCGAACTGATGAGGAAAAATTTTACGTATTTGTAAATGGAGAATTAGTTCTAACTCAACAGCACAACCATGATTATTTTGATGGATACGGAAATATGTATTTTGGAAGTTATGACAATAGTCTGTATGCAGCTGGGGGATATATTTCAAATTTTAGAATATACGATAAATTCTTTACAGATGAGGAAATAAAATTATTAAATTTACTAGGAGATGATTAATGAATATAAAACCAATTTCTTACGCTGGGATTGTTCCTACAAAAGATGACAAAGATATTCTAACAACTTTAACTACAATAGGTTTTTCTGGCCCTCGTAAATTGCCTAGAGTTATTAAGTTATTTGATAAAGATGTAGAATATATTAGTATTGGCCAGTATGGACAAGTTTTAGTAGGTGGATGGCATAGAGAACTTCATACTATTCCTACACACTGGGAAGATTTTAAGGGTGAGAATATACTTCTAGCTCTTGGCCAGCCTATTTCCCTATTTGCTTGTGGAAATAGTGTAAAAATATTTGAAAGAAATGAGAGAATTGTTATTGATTTTAATGTTAAGGACTATGACAAGAAAATTAGACAGATGTTCCAAATTCATTTTCCATTAAAAGAGCCTAACATCGTAGAGTATCATTATTACAAAGTACACACAGAATATAATGTAATGATTGGTGCTTTAAGAAAGAAGGATGATTATGTTGAATGGACTGATGTGAAAGAGAACTGGTCATATAATCATGTAGCATTAAGAATTGATACATCTCCTTCGGCTACTGCTGCTGATGTACTAGAAGAATTAGAACAAGAACGCCAAAGGGAACTAAATGCCGAAAGAGCAAGACAAATAAAAGACCTATCAAAAGAGCCTGACATTCCCTTAAAAGATGGGTATGAATGGAAGATTTTTTCTACACCTATGGGTAAACTATGGCATCAAGTTCCAAAGGCGAAAGAAGAATTTGTTACTGTATTTGAGAATGATACTATAAAAGTTATGGTAAAGAAGTGATAATTAACTCAAAAATTAGCCACAGAATCGAATACCGTAACTGAGAGATAGTGAGGTACCTAAGAGACAAAATTTCTTAGGTACCTCGCGATAAAAAAGACTAATTTGCTATGAACTGAGGAGAACCGAGAATGGATTTTGGGTCGTTATTAAAATTGCTATCAAGTTCTGAAGTTACAAAGCTCTTAAATCAAATGGTGGAAAAGAGTTCTACAGCTGATAAAACAAAATTAGAGTTTATTAATTTGCTTGTAGAAAATATGGATGATAAAGGAAAAGTTGATGTGAAGGATATAATCAAAAAACTTGTAAAACATAGAACGGTATTTGATGATGAAGAATTTGGAATGGGATAACTTATTAGCATTACTTATTATTGGCGTTCTGGGAGGAATTGCTATGTGGACAAGAACTGCTGATAACCAAATTGTTACTAGCATTATTTCTGGTATGATTGGTTATATAGCAAAAGGGAGTATACGTAAATGAAAAATTTTAATAAGTTATGGATAGTTTTAGGATTAGGATTCTGGGGCTTTGGACTTAAATTACAAAAAGGATATGGGACTGGTGGAGGAGAAATTGGAGAAACATTTTATTTAACTGATGATGCTGGGAATGTCCTAACTGACGACTCTGGAAATCCATTAACTTGGAGTGATGAATAATGGGTACAAAAACTTTATACATAGATCATAATTTAATAGATGAAGACTTAACAGATTTTCCAGTAGCTATTGATTTAACGGACAAAGTTCCAGAGTTATGTAATGACTTAGGAGAAAATAAATATAAGTTTAAAGTAACACTAGAAGATGGAACTGAATGTTATACTGAAATAGAATGTTGGGAAACCACAAATAAAGTAATCCATACTAAAATTCCTTTAGTTTCTTCTACAACTGATACTAAAATTAACTTGGAATGGGATGCTGCTTGGGACGATAATACTACATATATTGGTGAAACAGGTTCTGATGTTGCTAAGAATGTATGGGATAGTAACTATGTAGCAGTATACCATATGGCGCAAGATCCTAGTTCTGGTACTATATTAGATTCTACTAGTAATGCTTTGAATGGTACAGTCTATGGTAGTATGACAAGTGAAGACTTAATTGATGGAATTCTAGGAAAAGCTATTGACTTTGATGGGGTTGATGATTATATTCAAACGCCTCAAACAGATTTAATGAATATAGGAACTGGGGATATAACATATTTAGTAAGTTATACAATTTTATCAGTTCCAGGTGATGACCATGCTCTTATTAGGTCAAATTGGGATACTCCCTCTTCTAATGGGGACATTGGTGCAGGTATTTTAACTTATAATGCTTCATCTGGGTTTAATTCTTGGGCGCATTTTAGAGATAATTCTGGAAATATAAAATCATCTGAAATTATTAATAAAGATTTAGGACACCATATATTAGCATTAACAAGATCCACCCAAATTGGCACATTTTTTACAGATTTAGATCAATCTAGTATTTCAGATGCTACAGCCAATTATAGTGGATATCAATACACTAGAATTGCTAATGATGCTAATGGAAATAAAGATTACGGAACTTATAGTGAAGTAAGAATTTCTAATATTGCTAGGTCAGGGGCATGGATTAAGGCTACTTATTATAACTTAACTACTGCGTTGATAGCTATAGCTCAAAATCATAATATTAAACCTCTATACTCACAAATTCATATTAAAGACTTTATTTCCCCAACTAAATATCAACTTACTCATATAGGTAGAAGAAATGAAGTATGTTTTTGTTTAGAATTACAAACTTTATATATGTTTACTGAATTTGGAAATAGTTATGAAATAGATGGATTAAAGGTACTACAAACAGGACAAGGTGGCGATACTCGTTGGGTAGGAATTGCCGGAAAATACAATTATTACGAACAGGAGTAAATAATGGCTAATAGAGCATTTAACGAATTTATTCAATCTGGTGAGGTTCCTATAGTAAATCTTAATGGTTTTGACAGACAAGATGAACATAGTATGGGCTTTATAGATTTTGATGAGACTAATAGAACATTTTCTATTGAACCTTATGATGAAGAAGATGGGTTTTTCCCTTTAACTTTTTGGTGTAAAGGAAAAAAGTTTAGTTTAGATTCTGCCTATTATGAGGTAACTATTCCAGAGATTACAGGTTTATATTATTGTTACTTTGATAATGATGGAGTTTTACAATATACTAGTGCGGATAATATTCCTGATGAGATTTTTACAGAATATGCATTAGTTGGATTTGTATATTGGAATAGTGAAAATCAGTCGTATATTGCAGGTGATGAAAGACATGGGATTACTATGGATGGAGTCACACATAAATATCTTCATCAAACAAGAGGAGCAGTATACGCAGAAGGAACCGAACCTGTAGGATTTACTGCTGGAACTACAAATTATACCTCAATTAGTGAAGGTAAAGGGTATGATGAGGATATTTTACATACTTTTAATGAAATGACAACTATTCCTTTTCTTTATAAATCCGGAGGGCCACTTGAATGGACTGTAACTGACCCCGACACTAAATATGGGTTTACAGATGGTGGAAGTTCTTGTAAATGGAATAAATTAGACCCTGAATCTGGAGAGTGGTCATTGGCCGAAGCGGATGCTGATACTGATGTTCAACTTACATTTTTTGTAGCTATTCCAAGTACTTATGGAGAGAGTTATTATAAAATCATTGGCCAATCAGCTTACCCAAATAAAGGTGCCGCTAGAAATGCAATTAAGACTGAGATTGAAAAATTAGAAACTTATGGGCTGCCTTCATTAGAGGTTGTTTTTTTATATGCAGTAATTTATAAAAAGAATGGAAATCTAGTTACTCAAGATGATGGAACTCTTTACTATGATTTAAGAGGATACAGAGCAACAACAAGTGGGCCTACTGTAGTTTCTGCTTCTAATATTCCTACTGACCCTACTAATTTTGGTAATAGACTTAACCCAACTGATACTGATGTTCAAAAAGCATTAGAAACTATTTCCCAAGCTCCTACTACTTTATTTACTGTAATAAGTGCATATGAAACGGAAGAAGTAATAGACTTGACAAATGGAAATGGGGCTAATGGTGGAGCTTCTTCTTTATGGGGTGATACTATTACATATATTGGCTCTAATGAATACGAATTTGCTGCTAATAGAATTCAGTTTTTTGTAAATGGAACTTTATTACTTAAAGGTCAAACAGTAGAATGGGTTTCAAGTACTACAGTTAAATTTTGGATCCCATTAGAGCCTGGTGATCAATTTGTGGTGATACAATAATGGGAACAAAAACTTTATTAATAGATCATAATTTAATAGATGAAGATTTATTAGATTTTCCAGTAGCTATTGACTTATTAGATAAAGTTCCAGAATTATGTAATGACTTAGGAGAAAATAAGTATAAGTTTACAATTAAAGTTGATACTCCTGATACTTTTACAGAATTATTAATTCACTCTGATACTTTTAATGGGGATACAAATTTTGTGGATAGTTCAAAAAACAATTTTACTATCACACCTTATGGGGATATTATTCATAGTACTGTGCAAAGTAAAATTGGGGCTTCTTCAATGTATTTTGATGGAAGTAATAATTTTTTATCAATCGATTATTTTCCTAATTTTGGTACAGAAGATTTTACGATCGAATGGTGGGAATATTTATTAACAACTGCGGATGAATATGCTCCAGTTTTTCAAACAGACAAAAATAGTACAACCTCTACTCGTTGTGGGTTAATGTTAGGATATAATTTTGGGGGAAAATCTACTATTTATGCATGCTCTGATCCAAATGCCTGGGATATTGCAAATGGAGTAGAGATTGCGCCATTAGATCCTAATACTTGGCATCATAAAGCTTTTGTAAGACAAGGAGATACTTTTTATATTTTTTATGATGGATCTTTAGTAAGTACTTTTACGAGTTCTCTTCCTATATACCAATGTAATGGTGTTGGACTCGGAGGACATAATACAGATTATTTTTTATCAGCTTATATAGATGAGTTTCGAGTATCAATAGGTACGGCAAGATGGACTGAGAATTTTACACCACCAACTCAACCTTATCCCAATATTAGTGAATGTTATAATGAAATTGAGTGCTGGGAACCTACAAATAAAGTAATACATACAAAAGTCCCAAGAATTGAAAAAGATAATGATACTTATTTAACAGTTGAATGGGATGCTACTTGGGATGATAATACTACTTTTGTAGGAGAAACAGGTTCTGATGCTGCTAAGAATGTATGGGATAATAATTATGTAGCAGTATATCATATGGCCCAAGATCCTAGTTCTGGTACTATATTAGATTCTACTAGTAATGCTTTGAATGGTACAGTCTATGGTAGTATGACAAATGAAGAGTTAATTGATGGAATTCTAGGTAAAGCTATTGAGTTTGATGGGGTTGATGATTATATTGAAGGAACATTACCCTCATTTAATCAATTTACTGGACTTATTTCTTTTAAATTAACAGAACAAATCGCTTCTGAAAGAGGATTATTATCTGGAGAAGATGCTAAAATTGCAATAAATATGATGAATAATAATACTCTTCGTTTTTTAACTAATTATTCTTGGGTAACGAGTAGAGATGTGACAGTTGACCCAATTAATATGGATAATCATATTTATGTTGGACGAACAGATGGAAATTTAATTGATTATCTTTGGGATGGAGTAAAAGTACGAAGTGACTCTGTAGCAGGTAGTATTGACGCTAGTACTTTACGTATTGCACGATATGGAGATACTTATACTAAATCTTTATATTATGAAGTAAGAATTTCTAAAATTGCAAGATCTGATGCTTGGATTAAGGCTACTAACTATAATCTAACTAATTATTTTGTAACAGTAGCTCAAGATTATACTATTAAACCTCTATATTCACAAATTCATATTAAAGATCTTATTCTACCTTATAAATATTGGTTATCTCAAACTGGTAGAAGAAATGAAGTATGTTTTTGTTTAGAGACTATGACTGGTTATGCCTTTGTTGAAAATGGGGCAGCATATACAGTAAATAACACTTCGGTTCTTAACACTGTTCAAGGAGGAGATACTCGTTGGGTAGGTGTTTATGGACAGTATAACTATTTTGGATAAAGGAGAAGTAAACAATGGGATTTGGTGACGTACCCTCAGTAACACAAGAAAGTAAAGCACATTTACCTGAAGACTATAATAATAATCCTCTACAGGTAATGGCTCCAGTAAAAGAGTTTTTAAGTGTTTCTTCAGGAGAGGAAATAAATGTAGAAAATATTAATGTAATTATGTTTGACGCAGATGTTGATTTATCTTTTGACTCAGAAGGAGAATCATTAATTTATTCTGGTTATCCTGCTCATACACCACTTGGAATTCCTAGAGACGCATCTACTCTTACAGTTTCAGCAGATTGTGTAGCTATGTATATGTAATGGATGATAAAGAAGTACAAAAACAAATTGAAGAAGCTAAGGCTAGTAACTGCGCTATGCATCAAGAAGTATGGACAGATTTTACAACTCAATTAAATAAACTCACTTCTACTCAAAATTACCATGATAAAGAGATAGAAGCTTTACGAGATAATGTAAAAGAATTGCAGAAATTAACCTTAGCAATACAAGAACAGAATTTCAAAATAGATAGAGTACTAGATTCTCTTAATGATCGTAGAAGTGAAATAGATGCATTATTCTCAAAAGCTAGAACCTACGAAGCTAAATTTTCTGAGTGTCCATTACATAAGGAAAGAATTGAAAATAGATTTGTTGTTTTAGATGAGGATTTACAACGATCAAAAGAAGAGTGTAAAAAAGAACGAGATAAATTTCAAGAGACTATAGAACAAGAAATAGAGGACAAAATATATGCAGTTGCTAGCGGCCAAACTTTGTTTAGGTGGATTTTATCTCTTTTTCTTCTTATTACTGTGTCTGTGGTTGGTTATAATATTGACCAGACTATGAAAGTAACAAAAGAAATGCAACGGTTAAATGTACAAATCGAAAAACAAATTCAGAGAAGTGAGTATATGAGCCATGAAATAACTAAAAATACTAATGACATTGCGGAGTATACTCACAAAAGGTAATATATTATGATTTATTTTACCCCTAGTGAAATAAAATATTATGAACGCATGAGCCCGAAATTGCTGACGGCGCTAGATATGTTTAGAGAAAGATGTAATGCTCCAGTTTATGTAAGTCCTGCAGAAGGGGCTACCTGGAGACCAAGACATAAAGGATCTCATTCATATCATTCCTGTATACCAGGGCGCAATAAGCAATCTTGGGCAATAGATGTATTTCCTACTTGTGACCCATGGGAAGCTTTTATTGCAGCTACCTCAGTTCCAGAAATTAATGGAATTGGTTTATATCCACATTGGCGATTTAACTCACTAAAGTTTGGAATGCATTTAGATATTAGACATGATCCTAGAGTAGTATGGTGGGAACCTAAAGACCACGTTTATAGGACTATTCATTCATTTAAACATTTAGAACAATTAATAAAGGAATTTGATTAATGTATGTTGTAATTCATAATATCACAATGAATAAAGATGGTTATGAATATCTTTATTCTGTTTATAATGATGATGATTCCATAATTTTAGGTAATCAAACTCATATTACTAGAAATCCATATCTTTCTGATGCTGATTTTGAGCAAAGTATTTTAAATAATTTTATTTCACCAACTTTATCTACGCAAAATATTTCTTTTGATGGTAGTGATTTAGATTTAAAACTTATACAACTTAAAACAGTAATAAAAGAAAAATTGATTGCTTATATTAAATCTACAGAAACTATAACCCAAGAAGGTATGGTAAATTATATTACAGATTCATTAGGAGAATTAGCTGGAAGTCTTACTAATAGCTTTGTAGAATTATATGTTGAAGAAGCATTCAATAGAAATTTAATTGAAAACCAAACATTAGAAGACTTAATTGTATTTATTAAAAATACTCCTATTGAATTATTACAGGAGATTAAATAATGAGTATTGGTTATATTGATACCAGTCAAACTTTTAATGGAGATGGAAGTTCACCTGTAGGGGCCACAAGTGATGGTGGAGTAGGAGCTTTTAATAATATTCAAAGTTATTTCGATAAATCAGACATTTATGATATTGGATTATTAAGAAGATTAAATATTGGAGAAGAAATACCAGTAACTGCTGCTTTATATTTTAGATTTAATGGTAGCATAACTACTCCTATAAAATTAATTGGATATCCTTTTAGTATTAGTAAACAGAATATTCCAATTACTGAAGTTAACAGTTTGAGTAGGCTAGATGGAGAAAAATTTCAATTTACTTCAACTTCTACTGACTTAGGAGATTCATCTGATTATGATCATTATTGGGATGGAGCAAAGATAACAATTCATCAACCAGGAAGTTTGAATGATGGATTAGTTAGAACTTGTATTTATTCTCAATATGATACTGACAGAATGGTTATTGGGCTTTTTCCAAATTTACCAGAAGCTCTATCTACAAGTGCAACTTTTGATATTACTTTAACTACAGAAGCTTATGGAGAATATTCTGTTCCTGATTGGGATAATGATACAAATTCTCGCCCAGTTATAGATGCAAATATTTCTTATGTATTTGGAGTAGGAAAAGCATATTGTGAAATTATAAATATGGCTATTCATATTACTTATACAGCTGATTCATTAGCTATCTCTAATGGATGTTCAATAACTAATATTGTAATTTATGGAGATCACTTAGGCTACTTTGATTTTAATAATAACTATTCAAATACAAGAGACCATATAAAAGATATATTTGTTTCAGCTAATTTAACATCTAGTCATGCATGTTTAGCTACTAATAATCAAATTAGGTTTAATATAGAAAATTTTCATGTAAATAAAGATTACCCGAATAGAAATTATGCTATTGGTACTTACTCTGTTAATCCTAACTTGATAAATTGTTCATTCTTTAAAGTTGTTGGAGATCCTGCAGGGTCATTTTTAACATCAGGAGGCCCAGCTTCAGGACATAATCAAAATCTTGAGTTGTATGGAAAAATTACATATGGGCCTACTGCACAATATGGAGTATATAATGTAAGTGTTTTAGAAAATTCACTTATTAATGGAGTTCCTTATAAGTATTATGCATCTAATTTATTTTACTCATTATATAGTATTGACTCAACAAATTCAGATTGGCAAAATCCTTTAAGTAATGCAGATTTTATTTTAAAGTTTATTCCATCTAATTTAAGTTATAATGAGTCAATTATAAAAGTTTTTAAGCATCCAACATTACTACAAGCTAATACTTCAAAAACTATTTCATTACAAATTTATCCTAAAAACTGGTCAACTCCAATTACTGGTGATAAGTTTTGGTTAGAAGTAAGGTATATTGATAAACCAACTGAATTTATTAGTAAAGTAGTATCAAGTAAAGATGACTCAATAACTTTTACAAATAATCAATGGAATACAATTTCACTTACGATTGATCCAGTAGAAGAGACTCAATTAGCTGAAGTTATGTGTTGTTCATGTATTTATGAATCTGGGGCCTATATTTTATTTGACCCAGGTAGTGGAGCTTAATTATGAGTGGGCCTTTTATTTATAATTCTGAAGTTTTTCCAGAATTTGAAAAGTCTATTCCTTTAGTTTATAATTCTGAAGTATTTGCTGTTAATTTATTAAAAAGTAGTAGTACAAGTGTTGTAGGTATTGGAAAAGTAATATCAAATTCAACACAAAAAATAATGACAGGAAATACTGAAATAAATGGAATAGGGACAGTTAAAGTAGAAGGAAAAAGACTTATTCCAGATAATGTAATAATAACTATTAAATCCAGATTGTTTACTTATAAGGTTGAATCAGATTTAATAGTACCTAAAATTGAAAGTAAATTAGTTTAGGAGAAAAATATGGGGAAATGGACTGATAATGCTAAAAATACTATGCTTGATTCATTAACGACATTTTATGTATCAATCCATAGTGCAAATCCTGGAGAAAATGGGGATAATGAATTAAGTGGAACTAATTATAATAGAGTTCAAGCTTCATTATCACAAGCATCTTCTGGAAAACGAATATTAGAAACTGATGTAATAATGACTATTCCTGGAGGTTCAACTGTAGCGTATGTTGGATATTGGACGGATGCTACTGGAGGAACATTTTTAGCTTATGATAGTGTTGCAGAAGAAACCTATATTGGGGATGGCCAATATGAAATTAAAGCAATTGAAACAATATTTAGTATAGAAGATGAATAAAACACCTGCCCACGTTAAATATGTGGAAGAAGAAAGCTCATGTGGAATAGAATTCTCTTTTTTTGATACTGATGAAATTACTCCAGTTACTCCTATTTCTTTATCTTATTCTTTAGTTAACAGAGATGGTGAAGTAATAAATAACTTAGAAAATATCCCATTAACACCAGCTGAAAAAGTAGTGATTAAACTATCTGGTCAAGATTTAGTATTACCTGAAAATGGGGAGAGTCAAAGGTATCTAGTAATAAGGGGAACATATAATAGTAATCAATTAGAAATTTCTGATTTACACACTCAACACGAATTCACACTAAAACCTATAAAATAAGGAGATTTAAGATGAGAAAGTTTTTTATGTTTTTAATGGTAGCGTTATTTTTAAGTTTTTCAAGTATTAGTTTTGCTTGCACTCCAGGTTCTTGTGGACATAACCCTCCTCAATGTATCGGCGGAGAATGTCCTTATCTAGGGGTTATTCCTTATGTAGTGACAGATGGAAATTGGTGGACTGGAGTAGTGCTAACAAATGATAGTACTGAAGAAGCAACATATAAGCTTCTTATTTATACTCGTGCTGGGGATTTACTTATCAAAGAGTATGTAGTTGATCCTCATGGTCAAGAAATCTTTGTTCTACCTTTTAATGGATATGTTAAAGTAAATGTTGATAATGAAAAATGTTATTGCTTAGTTTTACTAGGTAATCCAACTCAACTTATCTCATATTCAGTGCAATTTGAACAAGCTAATCCTTAATGAAGTATAGAACTGGTGATGCAATAATAACTGTGTCTAGTCTATGGGTTCGTATTTTAACAGCAGAATCTTTTTCTCACGTAGGAATTATATTAGTTGAGAATGATAAAGTCTATGTTGTTGAAACTCACGAATCCATAGATAACACACGAAAAATATTGTTAGATACATGGTTAGAAAATTATGAGATCGTTTATGTAGGTCGTCCAATACCAGAGATTAGGCAATATAGACGTAAAATACAAGATAAGATTTATGAATATTTAAAGAAACCAGTTACAGAAAAGAAGTATGGTTATTTAACACTTCCTTTAGTTTGGTTTAATCAGATATTCACTAAACACAAAATGCCTCACCACTTAAATGTATGTTCTACTTTTGTGCAAGAAATGTGGAATAGTACTGGATGGACTTTTGGTAGGCTTATGGATCCAGGTGATGTAGCTATTGAAGGCTGTGATTTACTTAGGCGTATAAAATAAAAAAATCCCCTATCTCGGTTTTTACTTGAGATAGGGGATTTTTTGTTTGTATCTTCGATCTTTTTAACTACTGAACTCTCGCCCACCCTACGGTATTGGGGTTGAGTTAAGTGGAGTTAACTTTCTGATATTAGCCCCGCAGAAACATCTAACCTACTCGGGCCTCATCTGTCGGTTTCACGGTGTCAGATGATTCTCTATATTGAGCAAGTTCTTCTTCAAGCTGTTGGATATAAGCTGCCATCTGTTGTTCTTGTTGATATTGACCCATAACCAATCTACCTAGCATACGTTCCACATCTTCCATAGTTAACTGATTCATTTACTTCACCTCCTTATCCGTAGACCCAAATCCTCCAAGTCCACGTTCACTATCATCAAGTTTATCTACCTTAATAAAATTCGCTCTAAATACGGGACAGACAACACCTTGAGCAAATTTTTCACCTTTTTGGAGTATTACCTTTTCTTTTCCGTGGTTTGTGATAATAACTCCAACTTCATTTCTATACCCTGAATCAATAGTACCAGGAGAATTAGCTACACGAAGTTTTGTTCTAAGTGATAGGCCGCTTCTTGGGCGCACTTGGACTTCAAAACCTTCTGGAATTTCAAAGTATAGCCCAGTCTTAATTAGTACTGTTTGTCCAGGATATACTCTAGTTTTCTCTAGGCAAATGAAATCAAATCCACTATCTCCTGAGTGCGCGTATTGCGGCTCATAATCACCTACGTACTTAATGTCAACTCTATTATACGTTTGTTTTAGCTCTGTTACTAGTTCTTTAACTTCAGTAGACTTTTTTGCCAGCTTTTCAATACCTTCGTACGCCATTATTAACTCCTTGTGTCATTTATTAATTCGTTTAGTAGTTCCCGATTTTCATCACTATTACCATGAACTAGGTTAATTCTTAGTTTGATAAGCTTTTGGTAAATTTCCCCATACAACTCATGAAGCAATCCTCTTATTACATATTCTCTCATTGCTTCAATTTCATCTTCTCCACAAATTACGCTTGACCCTAACCTTAGAACGACATCATATTCATAATCATATTTATTTCTTGTTGTTACATTCTCAAAGATACTAGAGAATTCTGTTAAATATTCTTGATTAGGATATACATCTCGTTTTATAGCAGGTACCTTTTCCAATTTCTCTTTTATTTTACTCATTATCCACACCGACTATAGCCACAATTTTTACATTCAAAACAACCACTACTCATTACAACGCTTCCACCACATTCAGGACATTTTACTTTCACCTCCAATCCTTCTGTACATTTAAGTAATCCTTTTGCTATGGCATCTGGTAAACTCTGTACTGTCCAACCATTAGCAAACTCTATACTTTCCCCTTTTATATCCAGCAAAGTAGTAATAACATCCTCTATATTACCACCTTGTTGTAGAAAAAGACTTATTAATCTACCATATCCTTCATTAATAGCTTTTTTATCAGAGCCACTTTTTGCAGAGCTGATAAATACTTCCATTGGTTTTTCTGTAATTGGATGGTAATTTACTGTAATATATATTTTATCTTTCAACGGTATCATTATAGTTCTACCATCTAAAATTTCATGGCTTTCTCGTACTAAAGAAGTTGATGATACACCTAAAATACCAGCTCTACTCCCTTCTCGATAAATAGTACAACCTTTACATTCTAATTCCCAAGCAAGTCTATAAATCTGGTCTACTTCTTCAATACTTACATCTTTTGGTAGGTTAGTGGTTACAGAAATACTACTATCAATATATTTCTGCAAAGTAGCTTGGAGTTTGATCTTTTTTACAGGATCAATTTCATGTGCTGTTACCATGTATTCTGGTTTCTTGATTGAGCCGGTAATTTCTTGATACTCTTTCCAAGCTCTATCATATACCTTGAAAACACTTTGACTTAAACTATCAGAGCGTCTTTCATATTCTAATTGGAAGATAGGTTCAATTCCGCTACTACAATCTGCTATAAGACTAATTGAACCACTAGGAGCCATTGTATTTAGGGCGCAATTCCGAATACCGTACTCTAACACATCATCGTAATCTAAAATGCCTCTATTAATTACTGTAGCTAGATGTCCTTTAATGTGTTCTGGTACAAATTTCGGATAGGCGCCCTTAGTCTTCGCCAGCTCAAAAGACGATTTATAACTTTCGGCTTCTAGTACAGCGCCAAGTTTATCCACAAAATCAATAGCTTCTTGGCTGTCATACTTAATTTTCATATAAGCTAGACAATGCCCAATTCCTGTAAGACCTAATCCAATTCGCCTATAATCTTGCATTTGTTTATTTTGTTCATGGAGGGCGTGCTTGGTTCTGTCTAGTGTATTATCTAGAAAATTAACTCCAATCTTAATAACTCTAGCAAAATCCTCAAAATCAAAAACAGGGTTAGTGAACTTATTATGAACAAACCTAGCTACATTAATACTAGACAAACAACAAGCTCCATAAGCAGGTAAAGGTAGCTCTCCGCAAGGATTAGTTGTAAGGAGTTTGTTGTCATCTTCAGTACTATTGTCTTCACACATAGTATCCCAGTAGATGATGCCTGGTTCTGCACTATTCCAAGCCCGTTTAATTATTTCTCCCCATAGTTCAGCAGCATTAATAACCTTATAAACTTTCTTTTTTCTATATGTATCACCAATTTTGAAGTAATTATATTCTGGATAATCATAACAAAATTGGATATTAGAAACTTCTTTATAATCCTCTACAGTGTAATCAATGAGTTCAGGATACCACAGTTCCCAATCTTTCTCTTCTTCAACAGCCATCATAAATGAATCAGTTACCTTTACACTTATGTTAGCGTTGGAGATAGCAGTTTTATTATTATCATCTTTAATGCGAATAAACTGCTCAATATCAGGGTGGGAAATATGTTCAGTAATAATTAAAGCTCCACGTCTATTCTTTCCACCTATAATATTTGTAACCTTATCATAGATTTCCATAAAACTAATTGACCCAGAGCTTACTTTTGCGGCATTATTAACAGGAGCATTAATAGGGCGTAAAGGACTAATATCAATTCCTACTCCACCACCTGTTTTATATGTTTGAGCACACTCTTTAGCACACTCGAAAATAGCTTCAATACTATCATCTTTTAATGGAATAACATAACAATTAGCTAGAGTAACATTCCCATCAACTCCAGCCCCAGCTAAAATCCGACCACCTGGAAGAAACTTTAATTCTTTGATTGCTTCGTATGTATCAATATAATCCATTCCCATTATTGCTTGGGCTACCCGTTTGAAAGTTTCTTCAGGGCTACTTTCTTCTGGAGTTTTATATTTCTCCACCCATACCTTATTACGTAATTCGTCTTTAATTATCCCGTCCATTTAATCTCCTTCAATAACTACAGAATTTACAACCAATTTCTTTATTTTATTTGTTACTTTGAATGATTGAGTTTTCTGTTTTATCTCTTTTATGCTTAGAATTTTAATTGGTTTGGTAACGTATGCAGTATATTCTGAAGTAATTATATTTTCAAGAACTTCATAACTATACTCAATAAACCAAAAATTACCTTCTTTTCGCAACATAGAAGGAATACCAAATAATGTTAATGCCAAATGTAACTCTTGTAAAAATTCGTAAGCATGATAAAATCGAATACTATCAGTTTCAGGTTGTCGAAGATTTTTAGTTAACTCACAAATAAAATCTCCGATGAAACTTAAATTATTCTTTAGTAGTTTGAAATCCTTTAAGCTTTTTATTTTATACATTTTAGTTACTTGTTTTGCGGCTTTGGCTTCACCTAAACAAGCGCGTACAACTAGCTTTACAAGTTCTTGGTCTTTGTATGGAAAAAATTGATTGCCAGCTAAATATGTGTAAACTATATCTCCAATCTTTAATTTCTCAATAGGAGTAAAGCCAAATACACTTGTTTTAATATTACATTGGGAAAAATAGCTTACACAACAATTATCTAACTCAACTTTCCATACCCTATCAGTCTCGACCTCTTCAAATTTTGGGTCATAATAAAAGCCATTAAACTCTACCCTATGCTTTGTATTTTTTGCATAGGCAGGGACATAACCAATATTATATAACAATCTTTGGGTATTAGTTATCATTCTTATCCTCTACCTCTTCAATATTAATAATTTGTGCTAAGATTTCAATACGTTTTATCAAGTCATCCATTTTTTTAAGTTCTTCAGCTTTTTTCTTATCAAGGTAATCCGCAATAAACTCTAAAAGCAATAATAGCACAAAAAACGTAATCGCTATAGTAGGATGAATGAAACTAAGAAAATGCAATCCTAAAAACGTTGCATACATTAAAGTTATTTTAAACATCATCAAACTCCTTTATAATCTCTACGACTTCTTTTTTAATATCATCGGAAAGAATATCATCATTTACTAATTCTAAATCTACTAGCTTGATATTCCTTTCATATATATCCCTACCATTTAGAATACGTTGTTCAATTTTACTTTTAGTGTTTTTAGGGATACGCTCTTGTAGCTCTTCGAAATAATCAGCATCATATTTTGTTAAGTATTTCAGAGCAGTTTTTAACCCAACTCGCTCTAACCCTTTAATATTATCTGATGTATCTCCTGCTAATGCTTTTGCTGTAATAAATTGGTCTTTATTAGCAGCACCTTGTTCCTCTAAAGTAATAAATTTTTTCTTTGTGTAACTAAACTGAGGAACGTCAATTTGAAGTAAGTCAGCATCAGTACTAAGAATTACACATTTACCTTTCAAATAATTAGCTACAAAATAAATTAAATCATCAGCTTCAATTCCTTCATAACTAATAACAGGAAAATAGAGATTAAGGATTTTAGTAATAGTAGGAAGCTTCTTAAAAAATTCTTTCAAATCTTCATAAAACTTGCCTTCTTTTTTTCTATTTCCTTTATACTCTGGATATAATTCTTTTCTATATTTTGAACCCTTATAATCAAGAAATATAATTACTTTATTACAAGCTAAACTATCCCTAAATGATGAAATATTGTTCAAAACTTCTTCAGCTATTTTATCTGCACTACCTTTTTTCTTTGCGAACCTAAAAATAAAGTTACTCAAATCTACTAGTAAATATCTATCACTCATTAATTAATCTCCTATAGCACATTTAATTGTTAGGTTTTGCATATATGGCCTAACTCCAACTGACTCTGCTCTAGTAAAATATAAATCACAAATTTTACAACCAGTGCGTCTTTCAAATTCTTGCAGTTGTTGAAGAATTGACCTCTCTAATTTATCTCGTTCATTTTTTACTTCTAAGACATCCATTGGAACTCCTTTAACATTTTCTGTAACTCACAAAATTCCTTATACTCTTCTAAGGTTAGGTTAATAGTTATATCTCCAAAAATTAACTTAACAATATTTGAGTCTGTTACTTCAATCTTTATCTTCATGGTTATACCTTTCCCTACAAATCATATATAACTGTTGGAGTGTTCCAGTATAGATAGGAGCAGTTATTAAACTTCGTAATCCATTGAGTAGTGCTTCTTTTCGATAGAAAGTTTTTATTTTTTTCCAACCCCCATACCATGTTTTTTTATACAATGTCCATTTTATATCATCAAAAGCATCAAATTCTTCTTGTAATTTATAAATCGACTTCACAATCAATCTCCATTTCATCTAAGGATTTCTTATATAGTTGCTCAATTTCTTCTTCACTAATAGGGCTAGTAGTTATATTAATATTTTCTGCAATGGGTTCTTTATTTTCTATTTCTTTTGTCTCGATTGTAATATGAGAAAATTCATTAGTATCCTCATCTATATATGCAGCGATATTAAACCTAGCATCAGGAATAAAATAATCCTGCAACATAAACCGTTCATAAGAGGTTTCCGGTACAATGTAAAACTTATTATTAGTGAATACAATTTCCATTATTTTTCCTTTATTACTGAAGTTCCATCACAAGTTGTATAAAATTCCCAGTACGGTTTTACTGGACTAACTTCTGGGAACCACGGAATATGAGTATCACGGCCTAGAATATTATTAAGCAAATTTTGTAATTCTTTAGCTTTTTCAGCAGTTAGCTTAATTGTAACATCATCAATAACCAATTCAATCTTTACGTCCATTTATTTCTCCTTTACATATTTAGAAAGTACTTTAGGCATAATATCATCAAACAATCCAATAAGATATTTCCCGTAACGAAACGTTCCTTCAATGTATTCTTTATACTCTGCCATACAATAGATTTTTCCATAATTTTCACTCCATATTAAGATTCCAGGACGTTTACCTTTTTCTCTCTCTAATTGTTTAACCCATTTAGGGAGATTACCAGTACCTTTAAGTAGCTCTTCCAATCTTATTTCCTTATATTTCTTACACTCAAAAACATAATCACATTTGAAGTTTTTAGGAAGTATATCTCCAGCTAAGGCTAAATTACCAGTTCGTGTTGCTACCCCTCCAGATTGTGGCGAAGTAGTCCATTTTCTATTAGTTACTTCTTCAAGTTTCTTACATATCTTATATTCGAACTGCTTTCCTTTTTGTCTACTATTCACCATCTGTATCACATAAATCTAATTGATGTTCTAACTCTTCAATACGGTGAGCTAGAACTACAATTACTGCAGCTAAATCATAACAATTACTCCCATATTCACGTAGGATTTCATTAACTTCTCTAAGGGTTACATCATCCATTTGCTTTCTCCTTCTTTAATTGTTCTTTTGTAAGTTTCATTATATATGCGTGGTAAACATCGTAATCTTTCCATTTCTTATACTTATCCAAATGCTGCTTGAAAAGCTGATTAAATAATGTTCTAAATCTATTCATTTGGCTAAGAACTCTGCTGAAAAATGTTCAATAGTTGGTTGCTCTAATCTAGCTTCCAATTCTTTGATTTTATCTTCATATTCTAGGATTATAGAAAGAAGGTCAGCAATATCCATACCTTCCTCCATAATCTTAGTCAACCAATATAGCTCCTTACTACTGTAGTCCCCCTTACTTTTGTACATTAGTTTTGTTCTCCTTTTTAATTAATACAAGTTGTGGGATATCAAACTCGTAATCATGGCAAACAATCATACTTGTTATATCTAATGTTTGAAGAGTTGTTACAATTAATTCTTTACCACCAGTATCAATAATATTTAGCAACTCATCAATAAAAAGAAAATTAGGAACTGGTTTCTCAATCTTTTCAAATATGCACCTAATAGCAAAAAGTAAAGCTAAATTAATTCTTCCACGTTCTCCTTGACTACAGTTTTCATAAGGGTATTCTTTGCCATTTTTTACTATCTTAGGCTTGATTTTTTCATTCATATCCAATTTTATTTTATATTGCGAAGTAAAGTTGGATAGCTCAATATTAATAAGTTTTTCTAAGAGTTCTAGACGCTTAGGAATTTGCTTTTCAATTATTACCTTATCACAAATTTCTAAAAGTAGCTCTAAGTCTTGTAATAATGTTCTTGATTCTTTTTCCTTTTCCTCTAATTGCGCGAGTTCGACCTTTGCATTTTCTTTATTTTTCTTCTCGGCATCTAAGTAAGCATTGTGACTTATTGCTTTTTCTCTTTCTTGTTTTACTTTTTCGTATTCTTCATTTTGCTTTTTGTCGAGTTCGCGCAGTCGGGTAATTTCATTCTCTATTTCTGTAACATCGGCAATCGAGATATACGCCAGCTTTTTTTGCGATTCGGTATAGAGAGTAGAAGCGTTCAAGTATTTTTTATATTTGTCTTGATGTAACTTTAACTCTCGTTGTTTTTCCTGTAATTCTTCTCTCGCTTTTTGTAACTTTTTAATATATTGTCTTTGTTCTTCTTCTAACTTTTCATCGTACTCTATCTTAGCTCCACAAGTAGGGCAAACACTGTAATCCTTTATTCTAAGCATTTTCTTGAGCTTTTCGATTTCTAACTCAATAATCCCATCTGCTTTTTGAACCCTACGAATTACCTCATTGTACTCTTCTTCTTTATTTTCAACTTCTTCTGGTTTTTCTACTTGCTCTAACTGTTTCTTTTCTTCTTCTAACTTTTTTGCTTCCCTAATTTTACTCTCTAGTTCATATATTTTATTACTAAGTCCTTCTAACTTTGGCAACTCTGGAACTGATAAATATTGAGAGTCTAATTCCTTTTCAATTATCTCCTCAAATACTTCTCGCTTTCCATCTATAGTTCTAAGAGTATTTTTAACTTCTTGTATACTCTCTCTTAAATGGGGAACAGCATTTTTAACTTTCAGCAAATCATTAAAAATCAAAGTTATTAATTCTTTTTGCTGTTTTGGAGTTGCATCAAAAAATGGAAAGTAAATCGAACTAGATATATAAGTTAATGGCAACATCAATTCAAATGGTATCAAGTTTTCAAAGAAATCAGTTATTACTTTTCTACCATTCAAAATAACATTGCCATTTTCAGATAAAGTACATTCGCTCTTTGTATAAGTTAGTACATAATCATCAACCCAAAGTTCAATCTTAAAATCTCCTTTAGTGAACATATTCTTAAGATAACCTTTTTTAGTCTTAAGAACGTCTCTACTATATAAGGCTTGAATAATAAGATTGTAGATATTAGTTTTACCAATCCCATTAATACTATCTTCTGTACGCTTTTCGTCCAAATTTTTTCCAGTAATTTGGACAACGGAATTGGTAAACTCAATATCTAGCGACTCGAAACTATATACATTTTTAGCTTTAAGACGTTTTATCTTCATTCATTTTCTCCCATAATTTTAAGTAGGAGTTCTATGTAATTTTTCGGATTTGATATTTTGTAGTCCTTAACTAAAATCTCACTAAGAACTTCATATATATCGTTATGAACTGGAATGTCAATGTTATCTCTCTGAATTACAACATTTTCCCCCTCATACTCACCTATTTCATCATAAGAAATTTCATACTCTATATCAAATAAATCAGGTAACTCAATTTCTCCTATTTTTTCTTGAAGTTTGAGATAATAGTGATTAGGTAAGTGAAGACTCCGATGTTCAATACGATTATCAAATACACGATTATAACCAAAAATATCGCTACTAACATCGTTTATATCCCGTATTGTTTGCTTAAAAGTTCTATAAGGTGAAGAACTATAATAAATTTTGTCTGTATATTTAACAGTAGTATGGATATCAGATAGTAAAACTAATCTATACCCATCTAGTTTCTCCAAGTCATATTCCGCTTTACTATACTTTATCTTATGTCGAATATGACTTAACAATACCTTATCTTTTACTACTGGAATTTCCTTCTTTTGTCGTATATAATAATTTGGAACTAATACATAATTTGTAGTTTCTAACACATCAGTAGTAGTCCAAGTAATGTTTGGAAAGTCCCAGAAATGTAATATGTTTCCTAAATAATCGGCTCTTTGTGATTTGTGTTTTGTTCTATCATGGTTTCCTGCAACAATAAAAATAGGGCACTTAACATCTTGGATAAACGCAATAAACAAACCTATCTCTAATGCTGTGGGAACCTTATCAAATATATCTCCAGTAATTAATAGTTCGCTAGGGTCTTCTTCTAAAATGTACTGGAAAAACTTTAATAATCTTTCTATATACCATTTTTCGTTTGTCTCTGGAATCTTAATGTGCCAGTCTCCAGTATGAATTGCTTTATAATTACTCATTCATACTTGTCTCCTTCCCCTAAGTTAGTTTCACAAAATTACCTATCCCACTACTGACCCCATACCGAGATATTGGGCGGAGGGAGCGCAGATGGAATTGCTAAGTATTCGTCAGCAATTCTTATCATTCTGTACTCCACGCTCCCTCGCCCGCTCCTCGGTTTGGATTAATTTCCTACTGAATCAGGTTAAAAGGGGATATCGCTTTCAGGCTTAACATTAGCATCAGGTTGGCCGTACGCCTCATTAAGCATTTCAGTATCAAGGTAGGCAGTGTTCTCTTTAACCCATGCTACGTAATCACTCTTAGTTCCAGGATTGTAAAGCTCTTCCAGATTATACAGTTCAAGAGCTTGTTCCTCCGGTGTAAGAGGAGTACTACCACGCCCAGGTCTACAATTATACTTCACATTCATAGGCTTAGGGCCAGTACGCTCTTTGGTGATTACAATATCATAACCAGTTACAGGGTCAGCAGGGTCTCCATATTCATCATCAAGAGCAAGACTGTAAAGATACTGATAGACAGTGCTTTTTAGGATAAGGATTTTCATTTCAGGAGAGCCATTACCACGCACTAAGCAATTACATACGTAGAAAAACTCCTTCTGAGCATTTCCAAGCAATGGGTCTTCACTACTAATAGACTCGGTTTCTCTATTAAAGAACGGAGTAAGTTTAGGTTTCTTTTTACCATCACGAGTAGTAACCCAGTATCTATAATTAGGAAGAACTTCACCAACAAGTCTAATTTTAATACTTTCACCTTCTTGCAGCTTAGACAGATTGATTTCCAGGTCTTGAGTATTAGGGCCAAAGTCGCCATTCTTTAGTTTTTTACCTTCACCAAACTTCATATTAACACCTCTCTTTTGGAAGAATAATTCCTCCAGTTACATGTTTTACTAATTTCCTAATAACCAAGTCATTAGGCACTCTTCCTACTTTTTCGATTGGTATAAACTTTTCAAAACTATAAGGAGCTACCATCGAAACTAACTCTAAATATCTTACTCTATCTTCTTCATAAATATCCTCCTTTATAATATCTATGTTATTTAACTTTATATTTGGGGTTACATTAAACACTGAATATCTTTTATGTGATTTATATTCTTTGTATGAGTAATAATCCCAATCTAATGTAGGATAGTCAGTAAGACAGAACTCTCTAATGAATTGTCGCATTGTCATAATAGCTTCTCCAAATTCAAAATGAAGATATGACAACATTACAACATCACTAGCATTGTTACTTATTTTTTGTATTTCTTGTAAGTTATAATTTAAGGGCAAGCTATTTTCAAGATTATACAACATATACTTTATAGCCTTTCTTATTATAAAATGCTAATCTAATCATTTGCTGATTATGAACATTAAACCCTTTACAACGTCCTTGCTTATACCAATAATCAAAAACTAAAGGAGTTTTCTTACCATCAACAGGTCTATTAATTCTCTTAATCCTTTGCTCTAACATTGGTAGATTATTATTAGGGTGAATTAAATGTAGTGTATCTAAATTTGGAATGTTAACTCCTTCTTGTAATGTAGTAGAGATTATAAGTTTGTGTTCTTTAATTTTTTCATTTAAGTTATCTCGTTCCTCTGCTGATGAACTACCTGTAATTACTAAAGCATCAGGGAACATTTCAGCTAATTTATCTACCGTCTCTAACCTAAAAGATAAAATTAACTGATGTCTATCTTTCCCTTTCTCTACTTTTTCTTTGATGGTATTGAGTAATTTTTCATTATCTTCAATATTATTCAAACATTCAACATACCCATCACTTTCTGGTAGAGCAATTCCAGTTTTAACAATCACAACTTGAGGAAGCATAGTGTCATCATATTCATTTATAACTTTTTTATCACTAAGCATCCAATCAGCAAGAAATTCCAATCTATCTTTTCTTTTGTATGTTCCAGTTACTCCTAGTTTCCAGTAAGCTTCAATATTATTCAACACAAGCCTAAAAGTATTGGCAGGAACTCTATGACATTCATCAACAATAACAAGAGAGAACTTATTCCAAACCTGCTTCAATCTTTCTTCTTTACGTAAGGATTGGAAAGTTGCTACTGTTATATCATTAATTGTGAACTCTCCCTCACCAATCTTTCCAGGAATATACCCAAGAAGTTTTTCACATTCTTCTCGCCATTGATTAAGAAGAAATACTGAGTTAACTAAAATCAAAGTTTTAAGATTTAACTGAGCAATCAAATACAACATCATTACAGTTTTACCAGTTCCAGGAGGAGAGATTAAAATTCCTCTAGGTTCTGGAAGTATCTTATCAATAACTTCTTGTTGATAATCTCTTAACTTAATTGAGTTGTATAATTCATCTTCAATGTATTTAAGAGTAGGAACCCTATCAAACGTTTCTCCATACTTCCAAACTAAATCATATGGATAACAAATATAATCTGCTCTGACTCCAACAGCAGAGTAAAGCTTGTTATCAACTTTTTTAGTATAGTTTTTTACATATTCTTTAGTTTTTAAGTATGCTCCAGTACTAAATATAGAATTCATTTTTATACTCTGAGTCCGTTGTCCAATCAGTATGAAAGAAAAGGCCATCGACTTCTGCGATTATAGCATATGTAGCAGTTTTTTCTTTACTGACTGGTATTAAGTAAGGAATATCATACGTTTCAGGAACTTGTATAACTCCCATTTTTTGTGAATAAAACTTTAATTTGGTTGTAAAGTGTTTGACTTTTACTTTACTGATTGGGATAACCACATTCAAAGCATCAGTTAAAAATATTCTTTCTTTATATTTCTCTTTTCCATCAAATAACCCACTAGGTGTATAGATAACACTATAAGAATAAGGAAGATTTTTAATCGCAATATTAAAGGTATCATATAATCCTTGTTGCTTTAATAAATCAACACTTCCTAAAGTTAATGTAGTAGGTGTTTCCTTAATTCTTTTTGGTTTATCTAATACAGCTAGTGGGAATTGTAAATCTTTCACTGACATAAAATTTCTTATCATTTTACTTCTCCCCAACTAGGCCCCATTTCTACGTCCACACCAATAGGAACCCAGCATGGAAGTACGTTTTGGATATGGCGTTTCAAAATACTGACTACTAAACTTACATCATCTTTATGACAAATTCCAACAATCGAGTCATGAACCAGTGCGAAGGGCTCGAAACGTAAATCAAACTCTCTAACTTCTTTAATCCCAGAGCTATATCCAAACAAGTTAATATCAGAAGCAACGGATTGGATTAGCATATTTACGAGAGATTTTACGTGATGAGCAGCAGCCGCAGAGTTCATAGAGAAAACATCAGGGTCATATCTATATCTACCAAAATAAGTAGTAGCTTCCCCTGTTTGTTCAATCTTCATTTTATTTTTTCTAATCCATTCAGCAACTTTAGGAAATGCTTGATACCAAGTTTTAATTAAGTTTTTTGCTTCTCCATAATCAATCTGTAACTCTTGAGCAATTCTTCCAGGCCCAGCAAGATAAAGAATAGCAAAGTTAATAGTTTTTGCTTTTTGTCGAAGGTCAGGAAACTTCTTTTTAACATCATTAGGAGTACAAGTAAGATTAAACATTTTAACAGCCGCAGAGCTATGAATATCTTCGCCATTAGCAAAAGCGTTTAGGATATTCGGCTCATTTGCAAGAACTCCAACTAACCAAAGTTCTGCGTTCTTTAAGTCCATGTTCAAAACTACATAATCTTTCTTATCAGGAACAAACAACTTCTTAACAGTCTTATCAGTTGAAGGAATATTTTGGAAGTTAAGTGTTTTACCTGTAGCGAAGTCTCCTGCATTAGCATCTTTACCAGAACTTAACCGTCCAGAAGTTGTTCCAGTAATATTAAAACTGGTACGAACTCTACCATCTTCATCAATATTTTCTTTAATGTTTGTAAGATAAGTATTGACGAATTTGTTAAGAGTTCTATATTCTAAAAGTAACTTAGCAATAATAATTCCTTGATTAGCTAACTCATTTAGAACCTCTTTATCAGTACTAGGATTTCCAGTATCTGTTTGTTTGATACTTGTTAAACCCATCTCTTCAAAAAACAAATGAGCTAATTGCTTTGGACTATTGAAGTTAATTTCAGCATCTTCACCACGCACCTTTCGTACTTCATGCATTAGCTTTCCATACAATTCCTTAATCTTTTTCTGTAGAGGAATCATAGTTGCATCAAGACGCTCTTCATCAATAGGTGCGCCGTTCAATTCCATATAGCCTAATTCTTTGATAGCGTCCATAATCTTAGGATATACAGGATTTTCAGTAAGCTCTTTCCATTTTTCCCAAAGCTGGTATGTAGCAACTCCATCATAGCAAGCATATTTCCCTAAAATCTCTGCTGGAAACATACTATAATCAAACTGTCCTACTTTAATCTTTCTAATACGACAAATTTTCTTCTTCTCATCTTGGAGGTCTTTATCATAGAACCCAAGATTTGTGTATTTAAGGGAAAGAGGTTTAAGTCCTAACTCTTTTTCTTTACCAGACAGTTGAGCCAAAACCATTGTATCATGGATTTTAGTATCATGTAAGTCAATCCCTTTCTGGATAAGATATTTCCAATCAAACTTAATATTATGACCAATAATCTCTTTATTCTTTAGAAGCTTGGTTAGGAGTTCTTTATCCAGAGTTTCCCAATCATAGTAGTAAGACTCAATACCATTAGGAGAGATAACAATACCAAGAATTTCTCCACGATAAGGATTAAGAGAAGAAGTCTCAATATCAATTACCAGCTCATTAAATCCTTTCAGATAATTATAAATATCTTTTAATGGGATAAAAGCATGCTCTGGATAATGAAATTCTTTAAGACTTTCCTCATTATTCCCAAACAGCAACTTATTCAAATGCTGGCTAAGTTTTGCTGACTCTTGAGGATACATTAGAGTGATTTTTGGGTCAATTAAACACCCAACATTAATAGTTCTTTTACCTTTTTTATCCTTAAATTCTTCCCAATGCCCAGACAGTTTAGTAATACCAGTCTGACTAAATAGTTTCTTTAATGGCTCAGCTCCAACAACAATAATTTCTTTTACTTCATCAAAGATGTCATAATCAAATGTAACATCTTTAACATAAATTTTCTTTACAGGGTTAGGAACAAGATAAAGAAATTCTGCATCTAAATCTTGTTCTTTAATAAAATCCTCAGTAAACTCTTCGGGGTATGATAAGCAATAAATCATCGTTCAATATTCCTCTTCAAAAATTCTTTCAAATTGCTAAGATTATTAGGGTCAGTATCATCTGGCATTTCAATAATCGTAGAATTTGGGTAGATATTATTTAACTTTTTAGCTGCTGAGTTTCCTGCAATATCCCCATCAAATAAGATATTAACATTTTTTGCTTTCATTCTACGGAGGAACTTGGAGAAAGCAAATACATTACCTGTTCCGAGAATTGCACAAACATTCTCATATCCAGCTTGCCAAACAGATAAAGCATCAAACACTCCCTCAACCACAATCAAATTATTAGCAAAACAATTATAAAAGTTGTATGGAGTATATTTACCATAAAAGTTTATCTTATACTTCCCATTTAGTGGCTTTCTTACTAAACCTTTCAAATCATTAGTATCATAAATAGGAAATACAATCTCGTCAGGAAAAAACTTTGATGTGAAAACCTTAAAGAAATTAAATGTTTCTTTCGTGATACCCCTAAACTCTAAATTAAATGGTTCAGCGTCTTGAGGAATACCATTTAACGAACTAAGATTTGAAACAATAGAGTTGAGAAGATTGTCCTTAATAGTCGCGACTACATCAATTTCAGGACGTTCAATAATTCCAAGCTCTTCTAGCAAATAACTTAATGGCCCTGCTTTTCCACAACCAAAACACTTAAAGAAATCTTGTTTAATTCCTAGTGATGGCTTATCCTCATTATGGAAAGGACAACTAATAAATACCCATTCTCCTTTATATTGAGGCTTACAATTATGATTACTTAAGATGTCATAGATTTCACTCATCGTTATCCCTCAATGCAGATATACGTAAATTCGTCTTGTTAAATAGAAGACTAAATTTACAATCTGTCCCATTACGGATTTTAGAAGTATATAAATTTAATGTATCATTATTCCCGCCTTTTGATTTTTGGAATAATAGAGACAAATCAACAGGGTCTTCAATCGCCTTAGCAAACTTAACTTTACCTTCTTCATCAATCTGTATAGGAGATAAAATTCCTACATCATTTGCGCGGGCTATTGTTTTTAACCCTTCTGCTCTATTAATCTGTACCTTCCAATCAATAGAGTCAGTTACCCCAGGCATCTTAATGATATTCAAGTAATCCACAACCAAGTAATTAAGTGAGTGAAGCTGTTTTAATTTAGCCGCAATGTAGTTAATATCACTTAAATTACATAGTGGCATATCATACAAGAAGAATTTATGCTCTTTTCTTGGTAGTGAGTTATACGCCAGGGTTAATTTAGATTTGTCTACAACTGGTTCTTTCAGCATCTCAATGAACTCAGGAGTAGGTATACAAAAGAAATTGGCTTTTTTAGTGAAGTATACTCGTAGTTGCTCATTGTCCAGCCTATTAAATTGTAAATCTTTAGCTGGCAATCCTGTAACCATAGCATCTAATCTGAACCTCACTTCGGAAGCCCTCATTTCAATACTAATAAATCCAACAGTCTTTTTAAGTTTATAACGAGACAATGCAGTATGTAGAGCAAGGATTGACTTACCACTTCCTCTATGTCCACCAATTAGGGCCAATTCAGAAGCAGCTAACCCACCATTAATCTCATCAAATTTTCCAATACCAAGAGGAACACGAGTAATATAATCCTCTTGTTCTGGCATTTGAGAACAATCAATTTCTTCTACTTTTCCACTATCTTTCTGTGTATCTAGGAGTAAATCTTGAACCTGAGAGATAGTTTCCTCAAATTCGATTTCATTGTTAATAATAGAATATAACTTATCAAAAAAGACATACTTATTGTGTCTTTCTTCAATCTGGTCTAAATAAAAAGGTAATAATGATTTGGATATCTCAGTAACATCAGTGAAAAGGTTCTTATTATTGACAAGAGCTGAGAAATCCTGTAATGTAGGTAGGTCGTCATATTTTTCTCTGTACTCTTTCAGCTTTATAAAATATGACTTAATTTTGGAATCTAATAATTTGGCCTCGTCTATAGAAAGCAAGACCATGTAATCTTGGTTCTTTAGTATATAATGTAAGATACTTAGCTCAATCACACATCTTCCTCCATTTTCTAAGTTGTACACCCATTATAGCACATTTTGGGTTCGCTGTCAAGTTCTAAATTCTAACATCAAGTAGTTAGACTTGTGGAGGTTTGAAGAAAGATTTTAGACGATGATTAAATAAGTACCAGAACATAGAACAATATTCACACGCCATCTTCTTGCATTGTATCATTTTGTTCATCTTGCAGGGTATCGGGACTATCTGTGGTGGTCTCTTTTGAAATTTCATAATACTTACCTATATCGCACTCCCAACATTGAAGAGGGGTTGTGCATACTGTATCTTCATTATACTTACATAAAAATTCTATCAACGGCATACTTTATTCCCTTAAGTTAGTGTCAAAAATTTAGAAGTCAGTTACGAGCCCGAAATTCGCTAAAATAAGACTCACTTGCTCACCCAGATGCTACCGTACGCGCCTCACTTCTCTCGTATGAATTTTATTAGTTATCGCCACGGATTCTTATCGTTCTGGACTGTGCGAGAGCGAGCGGGAGAATTTCAGTTGTGAGTTGTATTAGAAACAAGAAAACCTGGAGCCTTTGCAGACTCCAGGTTCTAGGAAATTAATTTATAGCATTATTGAGAAATGTGCGGTAAGTCTCCATAAGTTTATTAGTTGTAATGGAGGTACTAGGTGTTGTATAAATAAAAGTTGCTCCCACTGATTTACCTACAGCTAACTTTTGGAAATCAACTGAGTCAGCCATTCTGTTATAACAAATCTTTCCACCAATAGTAAGGTCAAATTCATCAATATCATGACAAAATGCTGAAGTTGTAACCAGAGATTTAGTAGGAACATGGAAAAGAGTGCAGTAATATACTCTAAAATCATTATCAGGACAGCTATACATTTCATTAATCATAAACTCTTTCCACCAATCTTTTTTAGGTACAAGATTACGTTTCATTAGTTGCTTGTTGATAGCCTTTACTACATCACTGTTCTTTTCTAGCTTTTCAAATTTGTCGGTAAAGCTCATTTTCTTCTCCTTTTCTTAGTTATTTTTTATACTCTAGCTCCATAATAAGTTCAATATAATGGATAGCTTTTTTCAAATCTTCTATCCCATTTTTGTCTCTATGGCGCACAACATATTTAATTACATTTGACTCACAGAATGGCAACTTATTAACTTGGCAAAATTCTACTGGTTGGATTTTGAAAGATTTATAATGGTCTCCACCTTCTTGTTTCTCTAAGGCGCAGGAAGAGACATAAATGGCAGGTTCTTCAGGCATTTAGTTATCTCCTAGTAAATTTGGTGGAGCTGGTGGGAATCGAACCCACGTCCTACTAAATGCGCATCGGCTTTAATAGCAGTCGAAACCATTCACAGCCCCATATATTGTATTTGGTGGTTCCTGGTAGAGTTGAACTACCGACGCAGAGATTTTCAGTCTCTCGCTCTACCTCCTGAGCTAAGGAACCGTAGTTTTTGGTACCCCCAGCAGGACTCAAACCTGCGACCTATGGTTTAGAAGACCATTGCTCTATTCAACTGAGCTATAGGGGCATAATGTGGAGGAGGGTAAGAGATTCGAACTCTTAACTCCTTTTACAGAGTAGACGGTTTTCAAGACCGACTGACTTTCCCCACTGTCCAACCCTCCTTATCTTAAAAGTTCTGCAAAAACAGATGCAAATAATATAAGACTTACACCAGCATTTAAGCCTGATAAAAACATAAAATTATTCATAAACATTGTACAACTAACTATAGCATTAAGAATAGCAAATAACAGTACAATAGCCATAATCTTATCCTTTTTTATTTTGGCAGGGCGACTCCGAATCGAACAGAGAACAAAGGTTTTGGAGACCCTTATTTTACCATTAAACTACCGCCCCATAATGATTTGGTGGAGAGTACGGGAATCGAACCCGTAGTCATAGCGTGCAAAGCTATTGGTTTCCCAGTTAACCGAACTCCCCTTAAATAATTTCCCAGGCACTTGTAGTTTTATACCAATCTGGCCCATATTTACGAGCTTTTTTATGGTAACGCCGCTTATTCCACTTAGTCCATTTTGCAAATTTTCTAGTTTTACACCTATATCGTTTAGCAATAGCATATGATTTCTTTTTCATGCTAAACTCCTTAGTAATGGCGGCCCATAGGAGAATTGAACTCCTGTTACTAGGTTGACAACCTAGCGTTCTTACCGTTGAACTAATGGGCCTTATTCAAATCTTAAACACTGAAAACATCTTTGATAGTCG